GTTTCCACATCTTGAATATACTCCTTAGCCAAGTTAGCAATATGGTTAGCACTTGTAGAAGTTAAGGCTACTCCTTCTTCACCTTCCTTCTTGAAGAAAACTAAATCCTTTTGCATATCTTACTGTTTTAGTTATTCATGTAAATGTTTTAAGTAATCCTTATCTAAGTCAGGATGTTTGTGTATTAAGAATCTGCAACTTATACACACTATCAGGTGAGCTACACCTTCTGCTGCTATAATTCCTATTACAATATCCTGCCACTTAGGAAGTGAATCCCAGCTTGTCAAGAAGAGTATAAGAATGAGCATGGTTATCCAAAAGGTACTACAATAGATGCAGAATCCTAATGGATATGCTATAAAATGTAAGAACCTATTGCCACTCTTAACCATAGGTACAAACACTTTACTGTACAAAGGATAGAATATCATATCCTCAACCTTCAGGCAATTCCTATAGAATATACCTAATAGTCCACCTATTACTCCCAATAGCATGAACTCAAACATTAATACATAAAACATACCTTTTTTTTTTAGTCCCAAGAGGGATAGTTAAACTTATTCAAATAATATATCAAGTATTCTTCTCCACTTACTTTTTCTTGTCCTTATAGTATTGTCAGAAGTATTACTTGACACATTCTTTCTATTACTATTGAGTGTTCCCTTTCTTCCATAAGTCATAAAGAGTTTACCACTTTTCTCTCTTAGTCCTCCTTGATGCCATTTCCATCCAATAGCAGTAGGAGTTCTATCAATTTCAAGTGATGCTTCCCTAAATGCTCTTTGCAAGTTATTAGGATTTGCCTCAATTTTACTGATGACTACTTTCTCTTCATCCTCAGTCCATTTTCTAAGTGTACTCATTTGATAATTTAATTATTAGTTTGTTGATTGTGGAGCATAGGGGATATATAAATAAATTATTTATCCCCTTGCACACTCGAATACTTTGTTATATCTTTGCACCATAGTTAAATATAACCATAATCCAAAACAATATGAATATAGACTACATTTCAGGCTTCTTTGATGCAGATGGTTCTATTACCATGTCTAAACTAAAGAGTACAGACCCTTATAGAACCTTAAAGATTGATTTCACTAACACTAAGGTAGAGATACTACTGGAGATACAAAGATTTCTATTAGATACTTATGGCTTACACCTATCTATATCTACAAAGCCAGCAAGGAAAGAAACTCATTCTATCTCTTATGTACTCAGTACTTCAAGTAATAGAGTATGCTATACCTTATGCCAACTACTAAAATCTTCTCACCCCATCAAGAAGCATAGGATTAATACTATCTTGAAGTACCATAATCTTGTTGTTAGAAGAAATGGGAAATACAATGAAAGACAAAGAGCAAGAAGATTAGCCTATGAAAGACTATTCTTCTTTAACTCTTAATCTTCACCTGTGGAGCATTCCAGAATCGAACTGGAGTCTTACCAATCTTTAATAAAAGAATTACACATGCTTACTACTTTTTAATGTGGTCAGTTACCCACTAGGGCTGTCTAGATTTACAGCATTTCCACCACCTTATTTTATTGTCCATAAACAAGGAAAAAGTTGAGTTACCTTCTGCGAGACCACAGCCTATTAATGCTCTTAAAGTCGGACCCTCAGCCTTAGTCTTCATTCAGGCTTTGCACCTTTCTGTTTCCAAGTAAGTGCTACTCAGCCTATTTAGGCAGCAACTCTATAAGAAGTATTGCCAGTTACTGTTTTGATGTCTTTCCATCAGTCTTTGCATGTTCTCTTACCAAATAATCAGTAGTCAAAACCAATCATGCCCCATGAAGTAGTACCAGCATGCACCTATGACCAGTTAGATACATAGGCACAATGCTGGCTGCGCATTTTAACTACTATTGAGATAGGAATGCAGTAGGAGTTGAACCTACATCTTGCTCTCATTGTTTTGAAGTGGTACCACGCTGCTTTACCATTAAGCTATACATTCCCAATGTGATTCCCCCAATTGCTTTGCTTCTTTTCTAAGAACAAAGTACAAACTAAAACAAGAAACAGTAGCTTACCTACCAGCATCACATTTTGCTTCTCTTCAGGTTCCACTGCTTAGTAGAAATAGTGAGCTAAATCCACCATTGTATCTCCAGTGAGACTCGAACTCACATTGAATGCTTAGAAGGCATTTGTTCTATCCCTTGAACTATGGAGACATAAAGAAAAGGTCAGATATTCTCACGAACCTCTGACCTGTAGCAATATTGCTATTGCCCGAACTAAAAATCCTTTACCTAAAAACAATCAAATTACCTTATATGAGTTACAATAGGATTTGAACCTATGACCTATAGTTTAGGAAACTATTGCTCTATCCACTGAGCTATGGGAGCATAAGAGAAAAACAAGCCTATCTTCACAGACAAGCTTGTTGTTAGGCAAATTGCCCCGAACTAAAAACTTATGCTTGTTTATTTTTATTCTTTTATTAGATTGTTAAACCACCTGTTTAGTGACAATATATAGAACTCTTTGTATGAGATACATTTATAGCAAGCATATATTAATATAGCTACTATTAATGTCCAATGGATAAAATATCCTTGTTCCATAATACTATCAACACCACATATAAATAACATGGCAACAAGAGTGGTTACATATAGTAACACACCCTTGAGTATAAATTTGAATGTTTTCATTTTTTTTTTAATTTACTAATTCTTCTTCCAACTGTAATCTCTTACATGGTCTAGATTTAATGATAAATCTGCTGAAGATACTACAGTATATACTTCTGAATCATCAATCTCCTTTAGAAGCCTACATACCTGTAAACCTTGATTTATGCTATCTGCATATAACATTGGAATATATGTAGTTAAACTCTTTGCTATTGCTACTGTTACCATAAGTCTGTTTTTATTTAATTACCCAATCATGTCTACCACACATTATCTTAAATGTCATTGCCTGTGGATATGTAGGAAAACTCCTCAGGTAATTACCCAAGGAGTCATATACTTTGAACTTATTCATTATTTCTTCTTTTTATAGTTATTGAACTCTTTTCTTGCTATACCTCCATCAGGATATGATTGAATAGTTATTTTACCACAAGCCTCTATTACAATAGACCATTCAAAAGCATGTGTGCCAAGCAGAGAAATAGTTTTTCCCCACTTGTCTATAATTGTTGCTCTTACTCTTGAGTCACAATTCTCTCTGTGATATTGTTTCTTTCGTGACATAATATTTGATTATTTGTTTGTTTGATTATTTATTTGTTATTTGTAGCACATAGTGGAATTGAACCACTATCTTCTCCCTACCTGTAGTTTTTCAGTTTATTATACAAATATCTTGCTATAAATATTATAATTAATGTCAGAAATACATACCAAGGCATTCCTAACATGGCATTTACAATAGATGACATGACAGTAAATATAGCTATACATTATAGATGTTGTTGCTGATAACAGACAAGAAAAAAGAAGGTATAAGGTAGGAGATTTTATTCATCCCACCTTATACTTCTCTTTCAGCTATCAGATAGAAACTCTATTAATATCTGACTCCCCATCCTTCTCCAATGTGAGAAGTTTAGCCTTAGACAGGTCAATAGTTTCACCAACACCAACAGTAGCATCATTAGCAAGAGGAATGTAAGTCTGTCCTCCTCCTCCTACCATCATAAAGCAAACTGAGTTGCCATATTGTGATGGAACTACTGTTGCAGACTTTACTGCTGCAATTTCTTCTGGAGTAAATGCTCGTGAAGATTTAACACTCCATTTTCCTGCATAAGTTCTGAGAGTTGAGAAAATGTTCATACAAACTTACCAATGCCCTTTGGATTTATTTTGGTATCTGGCACACCTGTTAAATGATAAATGTTAAATGATAAATGCTAAAATGCAACTATTGTGGAGTTGCAAAGGCACAGGAGGAGTAATGAGCTATACTAATATCACATATATGATATGATATAACTGATAACTAACCTCAGTGTGTCAAGAACAAAGGAGGAGTAATGAGCCATGCTGATAATATATTGCTGTAATAGAGCTTTGAGATAATAGTTATGAGATAATAATATTGCTTCTACCTTGCCATTCTTTATACAATATAACTATTGTCTTGAAGAGGATAATAATAGTCTTGATTATCTCTATCATCATAATATTGCTTCTACCATAATATATTGCTTCTGCAATACCTTGCTGAAACCAAATGGGATAAAAATAGAAGTGAGGGAAGACCCTCACTTTTATAATTTATAAGGCAAGTATTAAATACTTACCCTATAAATATCATTCTCACCTGACTTACATAAGGTCACAAGTTTAGCCTTAGTTAAATCAACCAATTCACCAGAGCCAAGAGTACTATTCTGGTCCAATGGAATGTAGGTCAATCCATCACCAACCATAGTGAATTGGACTGAATTACCATACTGAGAAGGTACAACAACAGCCTGAACTACAGCCTTAATTTCCTCTTCAGTAAACTCTCTAGTAGATTTAACTTCCCATTTACCTGCATAAACTTTCAAAGAATTAAAGATATTCATAATATATGTATGGTTGACCTAAGCACCAAAAGGTTCAAAGTTAATAATAAATTCAAATAATAAGGAGAAGTAATGAGTTATTTAAGATTGTCTAAATGTTCTTTAGCCTCATAATACTCATAAGGGTCAAATCTATCAACCCAATTATCATAGTGTTCTAATGTATCAAGGAATGATTCAGTAGCATTATAATAGTCTCTGTAAGGCTGTACTTTATTAATGTCAGAGTACCAGATGCCAAAGGTAAATCCTATAGCCATGATAATGAGAACACAAGGAATGATAAGCAATAAGTCTTTCTTCATTTTAGTAAATTTTTAATGTTAATAATCAAATAATAAGGAGGAGTAATGTATCATTTCAACTCCACGGGGGTATGACCCCAATCTCAAAGACTATGGGGGAGTGATGAGGTAATTATATCCCACTCCTAGAAATACAATGGATTCAAAAAAAAAAATTCAAAAAAAAAAAAATTCAAAATAAATTTTTTATTTATACATTTGCATATATCAAATATTTTATTTACCTTTGCATCCCAGTAGAGGTTAATGGTGGATTAACCTTTCACCCATGAGGTTAAAAAGTAATGGGTTAGAAGTTGGGTTAGTAGAGAGCAACTTATACATAGCTCTTGAGGTTGTCCCCAATACTACTAAAATTGCTACTATATAAATTAGATTGCATGGGCACATCCACCTGAGAAAAGGCACAGGGAATCATGCTATAGGGGTATAATCAAGAACTGGTCTAATGAAGTTAGTAGTTAAAAGGAGATTAGAAATAACTCTTATGAAGCCATAACAAAGCTTCAGGGATATTACTATATACAAGAATGAAGAAGATAGGTAATTACATTAAGGATTCTATTAAATGGTTATGGCAGTTTCCACAGAATATACTTGCTCTATGTATAGAGGGTGTATTGTGTCAAGCTGCATATAGAGAAGGTAAGGCAGATGGTAACACTATTATAGTGAATATTACTCTACCTTCAGCCATATCTTTAGGAGATTATCTCTTTGTGAATCCTATGTCATCACAAAAGTCCATTCAACATGAATGTGGTCATAGTAAGCAATCTGATATATTGGGTCCACTATATTTGATAGTAATAGGAATCCCATCACTACTACATAACATAGTACATTACCTATGTAGTAAGATAGGAATTAAATGGAACTACTACAGTTTTTATACTGAATCTTGGGCTAACAAGTTAGTAGGAATTACTTGAAAGAATATAGATAAGACCTAAAATCAAGCCTAACTTTACTCCTTCAAGACAAGAAAATGATACTTGAATTGAAAATAATTGGAGAAAAGTTTGCACAATTCAAATATTTTGCTTACCTTTGCAGTGCAATTAAGGAAAATTGGTTTTAGGAAATTTCCATATAAGGAATGTTACTTTAACCAGTTGTTTTAAGGTAACATTCCTTTTTTATTGCCCCATAGTATAGTTGGTTATTACACGGGATTTTGGCTCCTGTAACATAAGTTCGAGTCTTATTGGGGTAACAAAGTAATAGAGAAGATGCCCTCTTAGTACAATGGATAGTACATGAGTCTTCTAAACTTAGAATATAGGTTCGATTCCTATAGAGGGTACTAAATGTTGGGTTAGACGAAGTGGTTAAGTCACCACACTTTCAATGTGGAGATTATGGGTTCAAGTCCCATACCCAATACAAATAAATGGAGCTATCTACTAATGGTTAGGTAACTGCCCTCTCAAGGCAGAAATTTGGGTTCAATTCCCAATAGCTCTACAATTTAGGGTGTGTAGCATAGTGGTTAATGTGCCTGACTGTCAATCAGGAGATTGGAGTTCAATTCTCCCACATCCTGCTAATCCACTTTTAATCTACTAAAGTCCTATCCTACAGAGGTAGGTAGGCAAATGGAGAGGTAACTCAGTGGGACTGGGACTTGTCTTGAAAACAATGGGAGCAGTAAAATGCTTGGGGGTCGGGACCTCATCTCTCCGCAATAATAGGTGTTCTTTGACATATTGGTGAAGGAAAATGGAGAGTAAACCTAAGAGGTCTTAGGGACTGTCTGCTAAACAGATTGTACCAGCAATGGTATGTGTTTCAAGTACACTGCTCTCCGCAATATATAGTAGTAGCCTAATTGGTGGGGCACTGCATTTGGGATGCAGAGGATGCAGGTTCGAGTCCTGTCTACTATACTAATGGGGTTTGTGGTGTAATTGGCTAACACACCTCCCTTGCAAGGAGGAGTTCAGGGTTCAAGTCCCTCATTCTCCACACTATGTTTTCATGTTTTCATAATGTTGAGCTTTTGCTTGGACCCTCTTTTGGGTAGTTAGAGGTTAAAGAAACTACCCTATCAATGCTCCTTAGTTCAGTGGTTTAGAATAGTTCCCTTACAAGGGAAAGGTCATTAGTTCGATTCTAATAGGAGCAACAAATAATGGGTCTTTAGTTCAAAGGTTAGAACAGTGGGCTGTTAACCCTCAGATGTAAGTTCGAGTCTTACAGGTCCCGCAAGAATTTTTGCAAGAAGTTCAGTCAAGTAGCTTGCAATACTTGATGCCATCATTTCTGAAAGTTCTCTGAGTGCAATAAGGAGAAGTAATCAATGATTTGATGTTTTAGCAGGTTGGAGAAGTAGTAATCTTGCCCCACTCATAATGGGGAGACCAGTGGTGCAAATCCACTACCTGCAACTAATTAATTTGGCACTTAGTTTAATGGTAAAACCTTAGACTCCAAATCTGAAAGATGAGTGTTCGAGTCATTCAGTGTCAGCTATGATATGTAACAAGTGTAAGAAAGATAAAGATGAGGCTGAGTTTCCTTTCAAGAATAAAGGAACAGGAAAGAGAAGTACTATATGTAAAGAATGCCAAAGAGAGTATAAACTAAGGTATTACTATAGTAATAAACAATCTCACTATGAGAGGAATAAAAGAACAGAAGCTAAAATAAAGGAGTTTTACGAGAACTATAAGGCAACACACCCTTGTATAGTATGTGGAGAGTCTGCTCCTGAGTGTATAGATTTCCACCATTTAAGAGATAAGGTTGATGTGTTGGCACACATGGTAAAAGGAGGCTCTTTAAGAAAATTGGAGGAGGAACTTGATAAATGTGTTCCACTATGTGCTAATTGCCATAGAAAAGTACACTCAGGTAGGTTAGATTTAACCCCATACCTGTAATAATTCTTACCTTCTCAGCTATAATGGGCATGTCTTCTAATTGGTCAGGAAGCTTGACTGATATTCAAGTAATGAAGGTTCGAGTCCTTACTTGCCCACTTATATTCTGATGTATTTCAATGGTAGAAGGCTGCTCTCATAAGGCAGTAGTTGAAAGTTCGAGTCTTTCCATCAGCACTGTGTTAGTAGCTCAGTCAGGTAGAGCAGAGGATTGTGGCTCCTTATGGCATGGGTTCAAATCCCATCTAACACCCCAATATACTGGCATATCCCCTCTGTCTTATACACAGTAGAAAGGGTAATAGGTTGCATGTGGGTTCAAGCCCCTCTGCCAGTACTATCTTGGAGTACCAGAGTGGTTTAATGGCACAGACTGCAAATCTGTTGATTCGTGGGTTCAAATCTCACCTCCAAGTCTTATGCTCCTATAGCTGAATTGGTTAAAGCACCTGTCTCTTAAACAGGGGATTCAAGGTTCAAGTCCTTGTGGGAGCACAACCTCAACCTTGGCAAATATTCCCCCAAAGCATTGATGGTGGATGCTCTGGACTTTTAATCCTGAGAGTAAGGTTCGATTCCTTATGGGGGAACATAACATATTATTAACTCCAAATTTTAATGTTATGAGAAAGGTTATTTCATTAATTAAGAGAGGTGCTAAGGCATACTTTAGACAAGCTGCTAAGACTTATGCTTGGACACCTACAGGAACTATTCCAGTTGGAATATAGTTCCTTTGATGTTGGAGTGAGTAATAAATATATATGGGAGTACTGCTCAGATGGTGGATGGGCACCAGACTGTAAATCTGGCACATTAGAAACACAATAGGTTCGAGTCCTTTTACTCCCACTTCAATAGAAATCTTTGTCCTTGACTTATGGAAGGTGATGTGGGTAGAGACACAAATAAGTCTTATGGGTGCTGGGCAGGTATGGTTACATTGCGGAGTACTGAAAATCCTTAGAACAAAGTTCGATTCTTTGAGTACCCACTTATACTCCTGTGGTGGAATTGGTAGACACACTTGCCTCAAAAGCAAGAGCTTGAAAAAGAGTAAGAGTTCAAATCTCTTCAGGAGTACTTATAATGCCCTCTTGGTGGAATTTGGTAGACACGCTGGATTTAGGCTCCAGTATGAAGTAATAGTAGTGTAAGAGTTCGAGTCTCTTAGAGGGTACTAAAAATAATTTGAAAATAATTAGGAAAATATTTGGTAGTTCCAATTATTTTGCTTAACTTTGCAACATCAAAATAAGAGAATATGTTTGAAGAAGATAGCCTATTTACTCCAATGGAATCAAGCAGAAGTACAGAAGTATCTGGTTCTCAGTTCTTTATTAACTTCTTAAATCAACTTGAAGGTTGGAAGACTAAGTGTAAGAACTTGCATTGGGCAGCACCTAAGAAGAATATCCATGTATATCTTGATGAGTTCCTTGATATATTGTCAGACTATCAGGATGGTCTTGCAGAAGGATATATGGGAATACTTGGTAAAATGCAACCTAATGCTATCAAGGGAACTCCAAGTGATGCACTGAATGCTTTTGACTTTATTAGTGAAGTTAAGTCTGCTACTCTTGCATTTTATGATAAGATTCCTCAAGAGACTGTTTATAAAGGTATAACATCTGAATGTGAAACCTTTATTCAGAATATCAATAAGTATGACTACTTATTCCACTTATGTGATATAAGACCTTATTGACAAGAGATGCTCTCATGGTGGAATGGTAGACACAACAGACTTAAAATCTGTCAATCAGCAATGGTTGTCTGGGTTCAACTCCCAGTGGGAGTACCAATTGCCTCTGTAGCTCAATGGTAGAGCACCTGTTTTGTACTCAGATGGTTGAGGGTTCAAGTCCTTTCAGAGGCTCAAAATGTAGGTATGGTGTTAGTGGTTAGCATATGACATTGCCAATGTCAAGGGGTCAGTTCAAATCTGATTATCTACTCAAATGCAGGTATAGTATAAAGGTTAGTATGTAACACTTCCAATGTTAATGTGTGGGTTCGATTCCCACTATCTGCTCAAATATACATCGTGGGGTAGTGTAATGGAAACATGCAAGGCTCATAACCTTGAGAAGCAGTAATACTGTGTTGGTGGTTCGAGTCCACCCTCCGCAACTAATTTAGATAATATGGAAGAGATAGAAAAGGCAAAGATGACAAGGACCAAAAAGACCAATGGTTCAGAGGTTCATCAAGTTATGACTGCATTAACTGATACTACAATCAGAGGTATTGTAAGGTCAGCCAATGAGGAAGGAATTAAGAGAGAGGATATAGTTTCTCTACTTAAAGAAAATGGTCAGTTTGTATTAATCTACTTTAGATAAAAACATTATGGAAATGGAAGAGCAGAAGACAATAGAGAGACCCTTGATGAGTGAAGAGGAGTTCAAGGATTATATGGAGAAGAATAGAGTAGATATTGTGGGAGATTTCTATGGAAAAGGTATTCTTCACCTAAGAACTTATGAAGCAGTAAGCAAGTTCAAGTCTGTAAGGAGAGCAATCAGAAGAGGTCATGTATCTCTTGATGGTATTATCTTCCCTAAGAGACCTTTCAATAACAAGGCTAATACTTGTAAGAGAAAGGGACATCACAGTAGGACTATTAATGAAAGAAAGAAGATGATTTATGAGCAACTTAAACACAGAAAATCAGCCTAATGATTACAATGAAGTGCCAGTATTATACTGCAAGCATTGTCTATCATTGAATATTAGGAACATTCCGAGAATGGAGGATTCAGATTACTGTGATGAGTGTGGCTCCACTGATATAGGAGAATGTTCAATAGAAGAGTGGGAGACTCTATACAAGAATAGATATGGACATAAATTCCTTGAAGAGTATTAACAACTTAATTACAAATTAAAATGGAAGAGCAGAAGGGAAAGGTTGTAGAGATGCAACCAACAACAAAGGAAACAGAGAGACCTGAAAAGATGTCTTATGAGCAGTTAGAGAACATAGCTCATCAGCTTAGTGAGCAGGCTAAGCAGTTATATATGAAGCTGCAAGCTGCTAATATGGGTAATATGTTCAAGAGACTTGACTACTTGTTTAAGGTAGTAGAGAATGGACATATATTCAAGCAAGACTTCCTTGAGAAATGTATTGCTGAGATTGAGGAGCTTATGACAGTTCCTGAAGAGGTTGAGGAAGATAATAAGGAAGAGGAAACACCAGATATTAAAACTGAAGAGTAAGTTACAAGATGAAGAAGCCTAATAACATAGTTAGAGTACCATGTTCTTTAAGTGGAAGCTTCTTCAGGTATTGGTTCAAATTCTTGGAGCCTTTTCATAAGCTAACTGATAGAGAGATTGATGTAATTACATCCTTTGTCAAGCAAAGATATGAACTCAGTAAAGTTATCAAGGATAATGAGATACTTGATAAGGTTACAATGAGTGAAGATACAAAGAAGAAAGTAAGGGAAGAGTGTAATATCACTCTCCCACACTTTCAGGTAATTATGGGCAAGCTAAGGAAGAATAAAGTTATCATTGATGGTAAGATTAATTCAAGGTTTATTCCCAACATTGATGAAGAGACTGGCACTTTCCAACTATTGTTACTTTTTGAATTGAAATGAATTATCCTGATATAATTGGTAAGGTTTCTGAAGAGTTGAATTTACCTAAAGAAGTGGTAGATAAAACATATAAGGCATTTTGGTTATTTATTAACCAATCCATACAGTCCTTGCCATTAAAGGAGAATCTTAATGAAGAGGATTTTGCTAAGTTAAGAACAAATTTCAACATTCCATCACTGGGTAAACTGACTTGCACTTATGATAGGATGTTAGGTATGAAAAAGAGACTCAAGTTTATTAAACAGATAAGGGAGAAGAAATGAAGAAATTGTTTATTAGTCAGCCCATGAAGGGTAAGACAAATGAAGAAATAGAAGCTGAAAGAGCCAAAGCTGTGGAAGAGGCTAAGGCAGTACTCAATGATGATGTAGAAGTGATTGATAGCTTCTTCAAAGATGCACCAGTAGATGCAAGACCTCTGTGGTTCTTGGGTAAATCAATTGAGCTATTATCTGTGGCAGATGCTGCATATTTTGCTAAAGACTGGGACAAATATAGAGGTTGTAAGATTGAGCACTCTTGTGCTGTAGAATATGGTATAAAAGTTATTGAGTATGTTGAAGGTTAAGAAAATAAAGCCAATGTTCACTGCACTTATCACTACAATGGATAAGTATGAACATGATGTAACTACAAGAGGTGGTCTAATTGATACTACTAAGCAGCAGGGTGGATTAAAAGAATATCAAACTGTACTTGCAGTAGGTAGTTCAGTAAGAGATATAAAGGTAGGTGATATAGTGTGTGTAAACCCTACAAGGTTTGCAGTAAGAAAACATCAAGCAGGCACTCTTAAAGATGGAATTGTAACTGACAATCCTGTTACTACTTACAATTTTGATGTTGTTGAGATGGATGGAAAGCAGTGTCTATTGCTACAGGATAGGGATATTGACTTCATTATTGAAGAGTATGAGGAAGTTCCTGACCCAACTCCTTCACCTATTATTCAACCAGAGAAGAAGAAACTAATTGTATAACTCAAAAGAGTGTATCAGGAAAACCAATCCTAATACACTCTTTTTTTTTTTTTAAAAGCCTTTATGTATAGCATCTATGCACATATAAATAAATTAAATGGCAAAGTTTACATAGGTCAGTCTTCATCACCTAAAAATAGGTGGAAAGGGAAAGGAATATCTTATAGAGGATGCCATTATTTTTATAATGCAATAGTAAAATATGGTTGGGATAATTTTCACCATGTTGTATTATCTTCCAATTTAACTAAAGACGAAGTGAATAGGATAGAATCTATCTTAATAAGCTATTATGTTAATCTTGGTATTAGTTACAATATAGCTCCTGGGGGATTTGGTATAATAGGTTCCAGAAGTGAAGAACATAAGAGGAAGATAAGTAAATCCTTAAAAGGTGTGCCAAAGTCAGAGATAGCAAAGCAGAATATGAGGAATAATGCCACTCATCATGGAGGGAAAGAGGTAGCTATGTTTGATAAGGATAATAATCTTATTAAAATATTCAAGACTTGTGGACTGGCTTCTAAAGAAACTGGAATAAAAGCTGCGCACATTGCAAGATGTGCAAGAGGTGTTAGACCAAGTGCAGGTGGTTATATTTGGAGATATAAATAGTAAGAGGTTATGATGAAATTACTTAAATATGAAGGTTATAAGGTTGTGATAGAACCAGAGCTTTTAACATTAAAGCCCTTCAAACAAATATGGACAAGAGATAAAACAGTAAATAAGGACAAAGCCTTAGCAGAAATTGCTTTCATCTATTTTATGACTGACCCAAGAAGTGACTATCAATACCTTGTAGATGACAAGGAGAGAATGGAAGCTATTAAAGAGGGAGAGGGATTACCTCCTAAATGGGAACCAGACAGGATAGTAACAGAAGCAATGGAATTTTATAAATCATTTAAGCCAATCTCTGCATTACTCCTTGAAGACACGAGGTTTATGGTTAATAAGTTTAGGGCAAAACTAAGGGAGTTGGATTTTGACAGTCTTGAGGTTAAGGAGTTCAAGGAGATTACAGCCATTGTGAAACAAATTACACCTCTCATTAGAGATTTGGATGAGGCTGAGAAAGCACTTAACTCTGAAATGAGAAGTTCAGGTAAGATGAGAGGACAGGGAGAAAAGACTATATTTGAGGATGACTTAGCATTGTAACTATGAAAGCAGAAGATATTATAGAAGGTCTTAATAAACATATTGAGACAAGGAGAAATGAGAGAGGAATTGAGAATGTGGGGCACATGGTATTACAGAAAGAAATCATGCCTCATTCCTCATTCAAGGTTTATAAGATTTACAAGTACACTCTCTGGTTTACTAAGAGAGGTAAATCTTACAGAGTGATAACAGTGCAACATACTGCTAAGGTTCCTGATGGTCAGGAAGAGAATATGTTAAGAGAGATGAATATCATGTTGAGTACACTAATATTCAATTGGATAGGCTCTGATTTTTATGAAGCAGTTATAAAGGGAGAATATAATGGAGTTTCAGAAAATACCAATGAATAAATATCAAACTGAGCTAACTGAGGAATTGGTTAATAGCCTTCCTCAGGAAGTTCAGGACCAGTTATTTGATATTATAAATAATGTAGAGTTTGTCAAGAGATTGATAAGTCCTACAAGAGAATATGCTAAGGATAGACCAAGAGATGATAGAGGTAGAATCATTGTAGACTTGGCTAATCCTCACATATTAGAGAATATGGATTACTTCAGACCATCTGCCATACATTATGAAAAGTATGGTACATTTACCAACCTTAGACCTAATGCCAATCCTAATAGTGAATATGGCAAGTGGGTAAGAGAGGAAAGAAGAAGAATCTGGGATGGTTATGTGAGAGAAAGTGATGGAGAGTGGGTTACAGGATATATGTATTGGTTCCTTAACTACTCTCCCATGATGCTCTCTAAGATTAGAGAGTATAAGGATAAGAATGGTAAGAAGAGAAAGTCCAAAAGAGCTGATAGAGTGGAGGCATTGCCTGAATGTTGGGAAGGTATCTATTGGAGATTCCATTGCTTAGACCAAGCATCAAATGGTGGCTTGTATAATAACTTTGAGGGAGGTCAGCACATGGCTGAGCTTGCTTCCAGAGGTAAAGGTAAGTCATATAGTCTTGCATCTATACTTAACCATATCTTTGTGGTAGGTGAGAATGAGGAAGCACATGAGAAGGTAAAGGGTATAGTAACTGCCTATCAGAAGGAGTATCTTACTAAGGATGGTGTCCTTAACAAGTTTGTAGATATGGCTAACTTCTGTGCAACTAATACCCAGTTTCCAAGAAAGAGATTAAAGAACTCTTTGCAGGAAATGACATGGATAATGGGGTATAAGGATGTAGAGTTGGATATTGAAAGAGGTACTCAGAATACAGTACTTGGAGTATCATCTAAGGATGATGAGTCTAAGTTGAGAGGTAAGAGAGCTGCTAAGATTCTTATTGAAGAGTTTGGTACATTCCCAAGATTAGTTGATTTGTATAATGTGCTTTTACCTTCAGTACAGGAAGGTGATATTGTCTTTGGGCAAATCTATATGTTAGGTACTGCTGGTGATAATGAATCAGACTTTGCTGGTGCTCAGGAAATCATGTATAACCCTAAAGGTTATAATATGTATGCTTTACCTAATGTATTTGATAAGTGCAACCAAGGTAAACCTTACTTTGTATTCTTCTTTCCTGGCTATGTAAATAGAAAAGGATGTTATAATGAGAATGGTGTATCTGATGTAATTAAGGCTCTAATTGAAATTCTTATGAATAGGTATAGGGTAAAGTACAATTCTACTGACCCTAATACTATTATTAAGACTATTGCTGAGGTTCCTATTACTCCTGCTGAAGCTATTGTTAAGACAGGTGTAAATATGTTCCCTGTAGCTGACTTGACTGAAAGAATAGGTCAATTGGATGCTAATCCTACAGAGTATGATGATGTATATGTAGGTGATTTGGTATTCAATAAAGATGGTCAGGTGGAGTATAAACCTACCTCTGCTACACCTATTAGGGATTTCCCACATAAGGATAATAAGATAGAAGGTGCTATTGAAATATATCAGTTACCTGAGATTGATAGGAATACAGGTAAGCCATACAATGATAGGTATATATTAGGTGCTGACCCTTATGATGATGATGAATCAAATACTATGTCTTTAGGTTCTATATTTGTACTGGATTTATGGACAGATAGGATAGTAGCTGAATACACTGGAAGACCTCCTTTTGCTGATGATTACTATGAGATTTGTAGAAAGCTTTGTCTATTCTACAATGGCAGGCTGAACTATGAGTACAATAAAAAAGGTCTATTCTCTCACTTCTCGACAAGAAATAGTCTCTATCTTCTTACAGATGTTCTTGATTTCTTAAAGGAAAAGCAGATGATGAAAGATGGCTATGGTAACAAGTCAAAAGGTACTAATGCCTCTCCTGCCATTAATGCTTATGCAAGGAGTAGATTGAGAAGCTGGCTATTAGCTCCAGTTCCTATTATGCAAACTATTGATGGAGAAGAGAAAGAGGTAATGGTTCCAAGACTATTTACTGTTAGGAACAGAGCACTGCTAAAAGAGCTTATTAATTACAACTCTGAGGGTAACTTCGATAGAATATCTGCTATGGGTATGCTGATGCTTCTAAGGGAAGATAGAATGATAAGATACCAAGGAGATGTTAGTAAGGAGAAGCAGGAGAGAGCCAATAATAATTATGATGGTAATGACCCATTCTTTAAGAGAAACTATGACTTTAGGTTCAGGCAGTAAATTTAGTAAAAATGAAGGCTAATGGTTAATAAATTACTTATATACTTGCATAGGTCAAGGATTTTACTTACCTTTGCACAGTAATTAAATTGAAGTATATGGGATATGAAATGATAAACTTGCCTCCACAGCAACTTCCCTTCAGTAAGAAAAATAAAGCTTGGAGGAAGAAGCACTTGGATTGGGCAGACAGTAAGACCTTCTTCAATTATAGCTTAGTTAGAAAATCTGTAATACATAAGAAAATTAACTATGACTTGCTCAATGGTAAACTACACATGAGTGACCTTGAGATGATACTGAATCCTGAAAAGCTACAGGCAGGTTTCATACCTGATAGAATCCAACACTATCCTATTATGAATAGTAAGTTGAATGTGCTTAGAGGTGAGGAAAGTAAGAGAGTTTTTGACTTCAAAGTAGTAGTTACTAATCCTAATGCTATTACAGAGATAGAGAATAACAAGAAGCAAGAATTACTACAGAAGCTACAGGAATGGGTATCTAATACTTCTCAATCAGAAGAGGAGGCTAACCAAGAGCTTGAAAAGATAAATGATTACTACACCTATGAGTGGCAGGACATGAGGGAAATTAGGGCTAATGCCCTTCTTAACCACTATGTAAAGGAGTTGAATATTCCTTTAATGTTCAATCAAGGGTTCATGGATGCAATGGCAGTTGGTGAAGAGATTTATCAATGTGATATTGTAGGAGGTGAGCCTACTATTGAAAGACTAAATCCACTCAAAGTAAGAATCTTTAAGTCAGGATATAGCAATAAGATTGAGGATGCAGATATGATAATCCTTGAAGATTATTGGAGTCCAGGCAAGGTCATTGATACCTATTATGATGTATTGACAAAGAAAGACATGGAGTATATAGAGAAGATGCCTGACCATGTAGGTCAAGCTGCTACAGACTCTATGGATAATATTGATGAGAGATATGGCTTTGTCAATAACCACATGATAGGAGATGAAATAAGTACAGAGGGATTCTTTTGGGACCCATTGGGAGGATATGATGGAGTTAATAACTCACTTCTTCCTTATGATGTTGCAGGAAACTTGAGAGTACTTAGAGTATATTGGAAGTCAAGAAGAAAGATTAAGAAGGTAAGAAGTTATGACCCTCAAACAGGTGAAGAAGTATTTAACTTCTACCCAGAGACTTATGTAATAGATAAGGATGCTGGAGAAGAAGAGCAGATATTCTACATCAATGAAGCATGGGAAGGAACTAAGATTGGTACAGACATTTATGTCAATATGAGACCAAGAGTAGTTCAGTACAACAGACTGAGTAACCCTTCAAGATGTCACTTTGGAATTGTAGGCTCTATTTATAACCTTAATGACAACAGACCATTCAGCTTGGTGGATATGATGAAGCCATATAACTATTTGTATGATGCAATACATGATAGATTAAATAAGCTGATAGCAAGAAACTGGGGTTCATTGGTGAGATTAGATTTTGCCAAGAAACCTAAGGGATGGGATGTAGAGAAATGGTTATACTATGCAAAGACTATGGGTCTTGCAGTAGAAGATAGCTTCAATGAAGGTAATGTAGGTGCAGCTACAGGTAAACTTGCAGGTGCATTAAACAATGCTTCTACTGGTGTAATTACAGCTTCTGATGGTAATCAGATACAGCAATACATTAATCTTCTTGAGTTTATCAAGATGGAAATGGCAGAAGTTGCTGGCATTACCAAGCAAAGAGAAGGTCAGGTAAGTAATAGAGAGACAGTAGGTGGAGTAGAGAGAAGCATGATGCAATCTTCTCATATTACAGAGTGGCTATTTGTAGTACATGAGGATGTCAAGAAGAGGGCATTAGAGTGTTTGCTTGAAACAGCTAAGATAGCATTAAGAGGCAGAAGCAAGAAGTTCCAATATATCTTGTCTGATAATTCAATGAGAGTTATGGAGATAGATGGTGATGAATTTGCAGAAGCTGATTATGGTCTTGTAGTGGATAATAGCAATGGTGTTCAAGAATTAAACTCAAAACTTGATACTTTAGCTCAGGCAGCATTGCAGAACCAGACTCTATCATTCTCAACTATTATGAAGTTATTCAGTTCATCTTCACTTGCTGAAAAGCAGAGACTTGTTGAAAAGGATGAAAGAAGTATTCAAGAAAGACAGGCTCAAGCTCAGCAACAGCAATTGCAGGTACAGCAACAGGAGATAGAACAGAAGGCTCAGATGGAACAGGCTAAAATGCAACAGGAAAATGTCCTTAACCAAAGAGATAATGAGACAAAGATTCTTATTGCACAGATGCAAGCTTATAGCAAGAATGGTGAAGATGATGGCATAATAGAACCTGAATATTCACAAGAGGCTAAGGACAAGCTAATGGAGTCAATAAGACAATTTGACGAAAGAATCAAGCTTGATAGAGAGAGGCTAGAGTTTGATAAGGATAAGGCAAGGTCTGATGCAAAACTTAAAGAAAAGCAGATAAATAAAACAACTCAAAAATCAGATAAATGAGAAGATTCAGAGATATTGTAGAAGATATTAAAGCACCAAGTCCCCAAAGTCTATGGCTTGATAAAGGAGAATTGAAGTTCTTCGGAGCCAAAGGATGGGCTTCAGTGGTAGGTGGAGGAGATGAGGATAGACAAGAGCTTGAAGAGAAGGTAGATAGCCTTGATAAAGAGATGGGCACTGCTAATAATGACATTAAGAAGTTACAAAATAGCAAGCTAACTTGCCTACAGCTTCAAATTGGCAATAGTAATGAGGTAAAGCAAGCTAATCTCAGAGAGTTGCAGGGCATTGCAGGATTCTTCTTTACAGAGCTTGACTATGGATATGGTGTTGGTACTTATCAATCAAGTACAGGAGGATTTGCTCATGTAGTAACTGCACATGATAATGATGCTTATTATGATATTGCTGCTGATGGTTCTATAACTAAGAATGAGGATTATATAAGTCCTAATGAGCCATACACAGTCAATCTTACAGCAGAAAATATAGGTGTGGCACTTGATGATGTTACAGCAAGCAAAGTAAATAAATGTGGTGAGATTACTATAACAGGCTCTACTGGTCCTATTACTTACACAAGAACCTCAGATTCAACATCCACTGTTATATACTTTATAAGTGATAGAAAAGATGGAAAAGTAACATTGCTTACTTATACTGTGAATACGAAGATTATTAGTTCTGCTGTGGTAAACTTGCCATTACCAGCAGCTACTACTACACAAATAGGAGCAGTGAAGAAAGTATCAGCTATTGAAGATTTGGTAACTGATTCAGCTACTGCTGAGAATGTAGCATATAAAGTCAATGACATATTGGCAGCATTGAGAACAGCAGGTATATTAACTTCCTAAAAAAATGAAGATTGTAAAGATATAGTGATTAGTGTATCTGAACCTCCTGTAAATAATGTGGCATGGCTAAAACCATTATCAGATGGTGCTTTTATGCTGTTTTTTTTTGGTGATAAAGGATAGACTCCTATCTCTAAGAATCATCAGGAGAATTGAAATTCCAATATATGCAAGAGGTTCCGATATAATAATTGAAATTCAATAACAATATGGGAAAAATAAAGAAGATTTTAGAAAATGAATTAGTAGGCGGTACACAGACTACTGATGTATATCCTGTTACTTCTGTCAAGGCTGTCTATGATGAGAATAATGAGAGACTTGACCATATCCTTAATAGGAGGGGAGTAGTAAATATATCTACTAATTATAATAGTGACCATATAGCAGAGGTTCTGACTCTCTCAGAAGCCATTGCCAAAGTCCCTTCAAGTGATAGAGTATTAGGTTTCCAAGGTAACGTATTAACTGCTGATGGATGGGTTACATACAAGTTCATAGGCACTAGTATTACTCAATGGAGTGATACTGAATATTGGAGTAATGTTATAGATTCCTCAATATTGGTTCAAAAAACAGGTAACAGTGAGACAGTTGTTATGTCACAAAAGGCGGTAACAGATGAACTTGTTGAGTTAGAAAGTAAAGATAATTATCTTGCGTTAATAATAGGCAAGGAAGCGGATATTAAAACTGGATGGATTTATAATGAACAGATAAACACAGATAGAGGACTATATACTGAAATTTCGGTAAAAGAGGGTGAAGTATTCTCTTACACTGGCAGCTATGGCGGTTCTTGTATTGGATATATGATTTATAATGCCAGCGGAACTGTTTTGGTTAAAAAGGAAAAAACGAACTTAGGTGTTGTAACTGAAGATATAACAATACCCGAAGGTGGCGTATCATTAATAGCATGTTCTTTTGCTGACACATTTAATATTACATACAAAGGTGATATTAATGAGAGGGTGAGTGAGTTAGAAGAAAATACTGCAAAAAATTCATCTAATATTATCAATACAGTTAATTTAGCTAATAATTTATCACTATACCCACTTAATCCAACGAATATAACAAAAGGTAAGTATGTAAATGTAAGTGGTGTTTTAACTACTAACTCAAATTCAAGTTATTTAGAGTTTCTGATTAAAGAAGGAGATGTTATTCATTATAAGGGGAACTATGGGGGAAACTGCGCTGGTATAGCCTATTATAATTCAGAAAATGTTTTAATATCTGTCGAACAAAAAGCTGATTTGGGTGTAGTAGAAACAGATTTCACGGCTCCTGCTAATGCTTATAAGGCAATAGTTTGTGCTTTTAATGGCGATTTGCTTGTATATTATAAGGATGGATTAAGGGAAGTGTTGAATAAGAAATTTGAAATTAATGATTTTGATAAATACTTTCACCATCAATCTTTATACGATAAGTTTGATTATCTAAAACTATCTTCTAATCAATCGAAAGATATTGCTGTAAATCAAGCTGTATTATTTTCCGCTTGGGTTCCAAAGGAAGGATATGAAGATGATGAAATATATCTTATTGCCCTGACGGCATATTATAATACAACTTCTGATACGGAAACACCAACAAGATATGATATATGGGTTCATGACCAAACACAGAGTATTGATATACTTCAATATATTAATAGAACTCCATCAACGCAGCAAAGATACGAAATTCTTTATAAAGACACCAAATGCGGTACTTTATATATGATAGTAGATACAAGTATTTTGAAATCATATAAAAATACCAATGGTAAATACGGTGCTATCATTTTTGGAGAAAGAACTTATAAAGTTAAGACGAGGGATGCTAATGACCCATTTTTAACAAAGGAATTGTGGGAAAAAAAAGAGAGAGATTATAAAATTGCTTGGTATGGCACATCAATTCCAGCAGGCGGTTATCCTTTGATTGTAGGTACATTATTAGGATGTACTGTATACAATGAAGCCGTTGGAGAAAGTCTTGTTAGACTAGGTTGGGGTAAGAATTGTATAGCTGAAGGAGATGAAATTGATATATGGGGATGTAGCAGTACTGATACAAGTTCCTTTAATCCGTTGTCAAACACTATTACTGCATTAGCTAAATCTTTGTCTGCATCAAAAGAGGAAAAACAATATCTTATTGACAATCTTGCGCATTTCGAAAAAATTACGGGAGGAAAATTAAATAGAGAAACTTATACTGATGATGTAATAATGGGATATAGCTATGAAGAGAAATTATTAAAATATCTTGATAATAGCAGAGATGATTACACGCCGGTTGATTTGATTGTATTTGACCACGGACATAATGACCTTAACCCAGATGGTGACCCGAAATGGAATACTTATCAAATTGATAATAGGGATAAGAATAATTATTGGGGAGCAATGAACTTCCTAATGGATGTTATCAGAAAATACAATCCTCATCAAATGGTATGCCAAATATCTCATTATCAAGGGAATGTTGATTATTCAGCTAATTTTTACAAAGCCCAGCAACAATTTGCAGAGCATTGGGGTATTCCATTCATGGAACTTTACAAATTAACTCAAATGTCAACGAGTGAACAAGTTAGAACTAGTGGGTATTGGGGATATACAGATGGCATATGGCATAATACTGGTTTTGTTTTTACTGATAATGGTAATGGTACTTATACGACAAATCAAAGCTGTATAATACAATATGATTTTGGTTTTGGGAACGGTACATATAATAAAAATACGCAACTTTTCACGTCAAATGTATTAGAAAGTTTGCCAGGCACAACACAGGCAAGAGATATTAAAGATATTGATGGAGTAAAAACTTGTTTACTTAAACCAAGAGAAATGTACATGAAAGATAGGCTTCACCCTGTATCTGACAAAAGTGGAAATGCAAATAAGAAAATTGCAACACTATTATCAGGGTGGATAAATTCTATTTATAAGATTGTAAAATAATTAAACAAATTTACTACTAAGCCTCAATAATTTTATTGAGGCTTTTTTTTTTGTTGTTAATGAAAATTCAATTGAATATAAATTCAATAAATAAACGCCAAAGTTAGTAAGTCCAGTGTAAACGTTTTTACCAGTAACGTGATAGGTAGAAAAAAAAATAGCATTGTTTTTATTATAGTAATAAATCACTTATACTATTGTATAGGTGATTTATTTTTCATATATTTGCATCCATGAAAAAATTACTGATAATAATATTGGTTTCATTACTATTGAGTGGATGTGCTTCAACTAAATATGTTGAAGTTCCTGTAGATAGGGTTAGAATAGAGTATAAGGATAGAACCCTTATAGATACTCTTATAAGCCATGATAGTACTATTATAAAGGAGAAGGGTGATACTGTATTTATAGAGAAATACAAGTATCTCTATAGGACTAAGGATGTTAGGGATACTATCAATACAACTGATACTATAACTAAGGTACAAACAATAGAAATCACTAAAGAAGTAAATAGAATTAATAACTGGCAGGTAATACTGATGGTATTGGGAGGAGCAGCAGCTGCCTTTGGTTTATATAAACTTATAAGACTTTTAAAATCATGGATTTAGGAGTAATTATTACAGCTGTAATAGGTATAGCCACCTCCTTTACTTCTGCTTGGATTTCTTGGTTTTTTACAAGAAAGAAATACAGCACTGAAGTAGATGAGAATATCATTCATAATATGAATGAGTCTCTTAAGTTCTATAAGGAATTGTCTGATGATAATAAAAGAAGACTTGACCTTATGATAAGTAGAAATGAGACTCTTGAAGAAGAAATGAGAGACCTTAGGAAGCAAGTTAATACATTAATGAATTATATGTGTATTGACTTGACTTGTCAATTAAGGAAGAAAAACTTAAATCTTTTTAATAAATATGGAACTGATAGTGGACAGAAAATGGAAGAAGCAGAGCTACACCATAAGTAACCTTACTATTGATGGGAAGTGGTTTTGCAATGTACTTGAAGATGCTGATAGAGGGTTAGATGACTCTATGAGCATAGCCAAGATTAGAGAATTGAAGAAACCTTCAATTACAGCTATTCCAAAGGGTACTTATGAGATTACCTTAGATGTCATTTCTCCTAAGTACTGTACTAATAGTTTTTACAAGCAAGTATGTAATGGTAAAGTGCCAAGACTACTTAATGTAAAGGGATTTGAAGGCATACTTATTCATGCTGGTAATACTGACAAAGACTCAGCAGGATGCCTATTAGTAGGTGTCAATAAAGTTAAGGGTCAAGTAATAAACAGTAGAGAAACTTTCAAAGAGCTATACAAGCTCCTTAAAGACAAGCATGATAAAGGTGAAAAAATAACCATTAAAATTCTATAGTTATGGCAAAGAAATGTGGTTGTAAAGGAAAAGGAAAAAGTAAGAAAGGGAAATAATTATGGCAAGAAGAGGTAGTAGAAGACCCAAGCCTATGTCTCCCAAGGCTGGTATTACAAGAAATAGAAGAAGATATAGTTGTGGAGGCAGCCTTAAAAAGTAAGAGTCTTTATAAAGTGGAGCTGTATTTACTAAAGATAATGCCTATGATTATTGCTTTGGCATATTTAGTAAATACAGTATCCTCTTATTTAGGTATTGATTTACCTATACTTGCAAGTATAGCAGGAATGTCTTTAATACCATTGGTATTCATGTATATTTCTTCCTATGTATTCAGGTTCTGTGAATATCATAGAATGTTCCTACATTATATAGCTGCTAATGACATCATTAACATATATGATTGGTATATAGGAATAGATATATCCGATAGAGACTTATTTGTACTTAATATGAGTATTGCAGGTATTTCATTGTTTATAATACTTTATTTATATGTTAGGAGTCATAAGAAGCTTGTTACTGAAGATAGTAGATGATATTGATGCAGGCAATTCAAATATATCTGAGGGAGAAGCTATTGAAATAGTAGATAGTTTGAAGAGGTTTACTGATAAGGAGAAGAGATTAAGTAAGTATGCAGCCTGTGAATATTTGAATGTCAGCAGAGCAACTTTTGATAACTATGTTAGAGAAGGAAAATTACCAAGAGGTAAGCATGAGATAGGTTTCAAAGAGCTATCATGGGACAAGAAAACTCTTGATGAGTTTATAAATAAAATGAGGAGGAAATGATATGATAACTCAAAAGAAGATAATAATACCTATATTTGATTACAAACTCACTGTGGTCATATTTGACAAGTGGGAGGAGTTAGGAAGATTCTTGCCCAAAGAAGAAATGGAGCAGGAAGCCAAAGCTATAACCATAAACCAATATGGAGCATCCCTTGTAGCTATCAATTCTAAGAGGGGAAGTAGCATTATCCATGAAGCTGAGCATATAAAGAACTCTATATGGAGATATATAGGATATACTCCTCAAGAAGATAATGATGAGGTAGATGCTTACCTTATAACCTACATATATGATAAGATAACAAGTGTATTCTACAAGCATGATAGAGCAGCCAGATAAGGCTGCTTTTTTTTTTATTCTTTAGCAACATATTGCTAAGTTAAAGCCCTGTATATCAATATGATATATGGGGCTTTAGCATTGATAAGCACTCTGGGAAATATTACTTACCTTTGTCCACTGTAAGCTTACAATAGAGAGATAAAACAATAACTAATTTCAAAAATTGCTACTATGGAAATAATTGAGAAGCAAGTAGAAAAGGTAAAAGAAGTTCCTACTGATGGCTGCTATGGCTATGGTTATGGTAGAAGAGACATCAATGGTAAGGCTAATGCAGGTCTTACTCTTGGTATCATAGGTACTGCACTTGGTGCTTGGGCACTATTTGGTAACAGAAGAGGCAGTGGTCTACTAGGTCTTGCTGGTTCAGGCATGGGTGGCTCAAATATCAATATTAATGGTCTTGAGACTGGTCTTGGGACAGCTAATGGTATAACTTCTCCTTCTGCTTTCCAAGCATGGGAAAAGAGCTGTGAAGATGCTTTGGCTCTGCAAGGAGCTATTTACACTCAGGCTCTAAATTATCAGAATAATAGATTTGCTGATAGACAAACTCTGAACTCAGAGTTATTCAGTTTGTGGAAGGGACAGGTTGATGCTGACTTTGGTTTATATAAGAGCACAAGAGATGGCTTTGATGTAATGGCTGCAAAGCAAAATCAAGATGCTTTCAATCTGTATAAGTCTCAAAGAGATGCTGATGATAGCATTAGAAAGGAACTAAGTGACTTGAAGGCTCAGGTAGCTATCAATGCTGCTGTAAGACCATACCAAGACAAGCTCATCCAATGTGAAATTGACAAGGCATTTACTGCTGGTATTAACTATACTGACAGAAAGACTTGCAAGGCTATCTATGGTGAAGTATGTCTGCCTAACACTCCTGTTGTAACAGGGTATGTTGGTGCCAACCAATGTGGTTGCCCAAGAGTTGTTAGTGGTACTACTGCAACTGCTTAAAGTAAGGGGGCAATTCCCCTTACTTTTCAATACTAATCTTAAAAATGTATAGTTATGATTCCAATAAATCAAGTCATATTAGGTGGAGGGGACCCACTGCTGGGTAATAGTATGGTAGGTAATAGTCTAGATGAGCAATTACAGCTTATTGAAAAGTATAAACAGAACCTTGAGGCTGCAAAGCAGCTAAGACAGCAGGTACAACCTGCTCAACAACCTATATCACAACCACAAAGGATGATATGGGATGAGATAGATGCTGAAATAAGCCCTATGTCAGATGAACAGAAGACAAGAATGTTACAGGATGAAGACTATGTAGACACCTATACTAAGATACAGGACATGGTTCAAGCAGAAATTCTTAGCCTTGTTAAAGGTAGGATTGAAGCTACTCCAGAAGGCAAAGAGCTATTACAAAGGCAATTGAAAATAGTCAAGAAGTTAAAAGAAAAGATTATTCAAGAGACTAATAGGGAAATGGAAATGTTTAGGAAATTCAGGGAGTTCAGTAAGACACATCCTGAAGTGACTTATGAAGAATTTATTAAAGCAAGTATGTAATTATGGTGACTATTATGCAATTAACTGATAATCTGAAGTCTTATATTTCACTTCAGTTGGAATCTATGGCTAAGACTAATCCTATGATTGGTTTTATGAAACCTCTTATTACAAGAGCACTGGATAAGAACTTTAGTAAGATAAGTAAGGCTTTAGACCTTATAGCTGATAAGGATGGTAATATAGACATTGAGAATATCCTCACTGAAATGATGGAGAATCTAATGACCACTAATCCATTCACCTTCAAGACCTCATTTGTTGGAGACATAGAGATTGGTGGGGGAGAGATTAAATTCAATCTTCCACTAACCAATAAGAAGCTGGTATTGAATATGACAGATTTAGAAACTTTCAAGGAAATGTTAATCACTAAAGACTAAGAATATGGATGAACTTATGATGTATGAGTACCTAAAGAAGAAAGGTATGGGAGGCATGAATGAACATGAGTTCATGGATAAATTCAAGAATTTTATGACTAAGTATAGAAGAAGCTCAATGAGACATGGTAGTGAAGGAGACTTCATGCCTATGGATGACTTCTATATGAGAAGACATGGAAGACCTGATGAGTTCATGGATATGTTTGATTCAAGAAGTGATAGATTCTCTGATAGATTCAATGAGTCTGGCATGGGAGGTAATGATATGGATAAGATGATGAGATATATGAGGAACTCAATGAATGGAGAACACTTCACTGAATCTGAAGCTAAGTATCTTGTAGCTGATATGTATCATACTGAGAATGGCAGAAAGTACAGTGGTGAGAAGTTTGATATGCACAAAGCAAAAGAAATTTGTGAAAGATATAGAGGAATACTTCCTACGTCTATTACAGTAGCTGATGTGTATGTTGCAGTTAACTCTCAGTACCATGACTATGCAGAACTGTTTAAGAACTGGTTTGGTGATGGTATAGAACAGAAGATAGTTGAATCTGCTATTGTATTCTGGTTTAAGGATGCAGATTGCAAAGCTGAAAACAAGGTAGTAGAATACCTTGGAGAATACTAATAAGATAAGGGTAAGAGATAATCTTACCCTTTCTTTTTGCCTATATTGCAAGTATTTTATTTATATAGGTAAAAGCAATTTATTTACTATATTGTAGATATGCAAAACTTTACTTACCTTTGCACTGTTTTAAGAACAAAAAGGTAGAAGAGTATGGAAGAAGAACTTAGCTTAGATAACATCTTGGGAGCAGAAGAAATTGAGAATCTGTTTGTAGAAGATGAAGATACACAGGATACCCCACCTGCAAATGGGGAGCCTCCTAAGAAAGAGGAGGAGCCAGATAAGGATAAAGAAGAAACTACTGAGGTTGTTGATGTAGATAGCTTATTTACTGATACACCAGAGAGCGTAGGTAGTGGAAAAGAAAATACAGAGGAAAAGGAAGATACCACTCCTAAAGGGGACGGCACTTCTCCCAAAAACTTCTACTCTTCCATTGCCAAAGCCTTGAAAGAGGAAGGTATCTTCCCAGACCTTGATGATGAGGGCTTATCTAAGGTTAAAGACCCTGAAGATTTTAGAGATTTGATTGACCAGCAGATAAAGGCAGGTCTTGATGAAAGACAGAAAAGAATTGATGAAGCCTTGAATGCTGGAGTAGAGCCTACAGAGATTAGAAAGTATGAGAATACTATAAACTTCCTCGATTCTATTAAGGAAGAGAATATCTCTGATGAAGGTGATAAGGGAGAAAAACTTAGAAAAGACCTGATTTATCAAGACTTTATTAATAGAGGTTATAGTAAGGAAAGGGCTGCAAGAGAAGTGCAAAAGTCTTTCAATGCTGGTACTGATATTGATGATGCAAAAGAGGCTTTGAAAAGTAATATTGACTTCTTCAAGGATAAGTATGATGAACTTGTCAATGAGGCTAAGTCAGAAGCAGAACAGGAAGAGAAAGAAAGAAAGGAACAGGCTGAAAAGCTTAAATCCTCAATCCTTAATAACAAGGATGTGTTTGGGGATTTATCAATAGATAAATCAACAAGACAGAAGATTTATGATAACATAGCTAAGCCTGTATATAAAGACCCAGAGACAGGGGAGTACTTTACTGCCATCCAAAAGTATGAGATGGAGAACAGAACAGACTTCCTGAAGAATATTGGGTTACTTTTCACACTAACTGATGGCTTTAAGAATCTTGATGGTTTGGTGAAAGGTAAAGTAAAAAAAGAAGTAAAGAAAGGTCTTAGAGAGCTGGAACATACTATCAACAACACAGCAAGAACCTCAGATGGTAATCTAAAGTTTGTCAGTGGAGTTGATGAGGACCCTGAATCCTTCATTGGTAAAGGGTGGAACCTTGATGTCTAAGCCTATAGTATAAAGAGTAAAATAACTGATAAATTAAATTATTTATGGCTGGAAAATTAGGTAAGTTTCAAATGGTAGGCTTCCAACACTGGAAGGGTCTTACTAAGGAAAACCACCTTGGTTCTATCTTTCAGTTAGCTCCACAGAAGGCTACAAACCTAATGGTGCAACTGTTGGCTTATTACAGAGGAAAGACACTTGACACATTCCTAAATCAATTCCCAACAAGAGAGTTTGAGGATGATAATGAATACTACTGGGATGTTATTGGTTCTTCAAGGAGAAACATTCCTCTTGTAGAGGCAAGAGATGAGAATGGTACTGTTGTTACAGATGCCAGTGGTATGATTGGAGTAGGCACTACTCCCTTCTATTTGGTATTCCCTGAGGATTGGTTTGCTGATGGTGAATACATTGTAGGTAATCTGAATGAAATCTATCAGTTCAGAATACTTGGAGACCCAAGAATGGAGGGTACTAATGCAGTATATAAGGTAGAACTTGCTGGTGGTAACACAGTAGGTGTTCCTGCTGAAAGATTGCTTGCAGGTGAAAGATTCTCAGTTGAAGCTGCATTTGTTGAGAAGGAGCTTTCAAGAAAGGTTGGTGATGTAAGATTTACAAGCCCTGTTTCTATGAGAAATGAGTGGTCTGTAGTAAGAATCCAACACAAGGTCCCAGGTTCTATGTTGAACAAGAAGCTGGCTGTAGGTATTCCTATTGTTAAGGAAACTGAGGGTAGATATACTAAGTCAGTTGCTACAATGTGGATGCACAATGTAGATTGGGAAGTAGAACAGCAATTCTCTGAGTACAAGAACAATGCACTTGCATTTGGTAGAAGCAACAGAAATGCCAATGGTGAGTACATGAACTTTGGTAAGTCTGGTAATGTTATTAAGACAGGTGCTGGTCTGTTTGAGCAGATGGAAGTTGCTAATACTATGTATTACAATACATTCAGCTTGAAGCTTCTTGAAGATGCTCTATATGAACTTTCTGCTTCTAAGTTAGACTTTGGGGACAGATACTTCTTGATTAAGACTGGTGAAAGAGGTGCTATCCAATTCCACAAGGAAGTACTAAAGACAGTATCAGGTTGGACACAATTTGTTCTTGACAACAGCTCTATTGGTGTTATTCAAAAGACTCAATCTAAGTTGCACCAAAACTCATTGAGTGCTGGTTTCCAATTTGTTGAGTATAAGGCTCCTAATGGTGTTAGAGTTAAGATTGATGTAGACCCATTCTATGATGACCCAGTAAGAAACAAGATACTCCATCCAAATGGAGGTGTTGCATTCTCTTACAGATATGATATTATGTACATTGGTACTATGGACCAACCTAATATCTTTAAGTGTAAGATTAAGGGTGACAATGAGTACAGAGGTTATCAATGGGGTCTAAGAAACCCATTCACAGGTCAAAAGGGTAATCCTTACATGTCATTTGATGAGGATTCTGCTGTAATTCACAGAATGGCTACTCTTGGTATCTGTGTTCTTGACCCAACAAGAACTATGTCACTAATCCCTGCAATTCTACAGGGCTAATGATAAAAGGGGAGTAGGATAAGCTCCTACTTCCCTTATTTTATTTCAAAAAGTTAAGGAGAAGATATGGCAGAAAAGAAAATGGAAGAGAAGGTGGATTATACTGTACCTGACTTTGATATAGACAATACAGAGACTCCACTTCAGGAAGTACCAAAAGAAGAGGCTACTGTAAAAAGCCCTAAGAAGACACAAAAGAAAGTAGAGGTATCTGATGATGCCTTAGTTAGTTGTCTGAGAAATGAGAGAATTATTGTAAGACATGTGCCTAAGCTGACAGGTATGTGGGGTAATAATCCTAAGCATGTATTGTCAGGAGGTATGGCAGAAGGTGCAGTTAGAACATTTGTAGTACCAAGACTATCTTCAGGTATGTTTGTTAATATTCTTACAGACAAGGAAAAGGCATTTCTTGAGGAAATAATGGGTCTTGAATATAATGCACTAAGTATCTATAAGAAGGTAGATAACTTCTGGGATGATTCCAATGAGAATGGTATCAATAAGGTAAGATTGACAAAGCAGGATAACTACTTCAATCTATCTGACCCAGAGGATTATATCAGATATAAGATACTATTAGCCAACAAGGATTATATTGCTCCTTCATTGCAAGCATTGCAAGATACTCCTAAGGCTACTTACCAGTTTGTTATCATTTCTGAGGGTGAAGAGACTAAGGTTGCTAAGAATAATATGAGCACTACAATGATGTGCTATAAAGAGTTTGGTAAGATTGAGGATGATGTTGATACATTAAGAGTTATTGTTGAGACCATTGATGGTAGACCTACATCACAGACTGCTAAACTTGAGTTCTTACAGACTAAGGTTAATAGCTTGATACAGGCTGATAGCAAGATATTCTTGAAGGTTATTACTGACCCAATGCTTTCTACAAAGGTTCTTATCAAGAGAGCTATAGAGGCAGGTCTGATTTCTAATAGGGGTAATTACCTATACTTGAGAAAGGATAATACTCCACTTTGTGAGGCTAATGAAGAGCCTACATTGAATGTAGCAGCTAAATACTTAAACTCTCCTAAGCATCAAGAAGTTAAGTTTGCTTTGGAAGCTAAGCTGAAGTAGGAAAAAAAAAAGAGTATGACAACACAGGAATTTTCTAATGAATTTGATGTTCTGTATAACAATATAATGAGCAATCAGGCTCCAGGTCTTGATGAGTATGAGAAGTCTGTCTTCCTAACTAAGGCTCAATTGGAGATATTGAAGAATTACTTCAATCCTAAGGGTAATAAGTATGGACAGGGATTTGATGAGAATGCTAAGAGACAGATAGATTTCTCTACTCTAATAACTGTTGCTAAGCCATCACAATATACTCCTGAAGGAGGCTATGTTAAGTTTGATGACAGAAGCCAACTCTACAAGATGCCACAGGACATTCTACTTATGTTGAATGAGACAGGTATTAACACTGTAGATGGAGTTAAGAGATTGATTAGTATAATTCCTATGAATTATGAAGAGTATGCAAGACTTATGTCTAAGCCTTGGAAGCAGCCCCTAAAGAATCAAGGTTGGAGACTATTCCAATCTACTGGTGGGGTTGATTTTATCTCTGAGGTGGTTATTAAATATAATAGTTCTTTGGCTGATTACAAGATTAGATATGTAAAAAGACCAAAGCCTATTATACTTGCAAATCTGGCTGATGAATATTCTAATGTATCTATTGAAGGAATAGATACCATCACAGAATGTGAATTAGACCCTATTCTTCACCCAGAAATTCTTCAAAGAGCAGTAGAACTTGCAAAGTCTGCTTATACAGGAGACTTGAAGAGTAGTGTAGAACTTGGTCAAAGAAGTGAATAATGACAACTGAAGAATTTTCTAATGAGTTTGACACCTTACTGAATAGCTATTCTACCATAGAGGCATTTGGAAAGACACCCAGCACTGTTGAGCTTGATGAATATGAGAAATCTGTATTTCTCACTAATGCTCAAGAAGAGATAGTGATAGGTATGTATAATGGTAAGAATCCATTTGGAGACTCATTTGAGAGGACTGAGGAAATCAGAAGATACTTGAGTGACCTAATAAAGACTTACACAACTACTGATAAGAAAGTAGGATATACAGGACTGTCCAAATCCTCAGTATTCTTTGAATTACCTGATGACTTATGGTTCATAACCTATGAAGCAGTTAATTTGAAGGGTGATGGATTAGGATGTATGAGTGGTGAAGACATCTCTGTAATACCAATTACTCAGGATGAGTACCATAGAATAAGAAAGAATCCTTTCAGGGGTACTAATGAAAGAAGAGCTTTAAGGCTTGATTTGAGTGGTAAGGTAGTAGAGATAGTATCAAAGTATGATGTGGAGAGTTATCTTGTTAGATACCTTTCAAGACCTGCTCCCATTATATTAACTAATTTGACAGATAATCTGTCAATCAATGGCATAAGTGTAAAAACAGAATGTGAATTGAACCCTGTAATACATAGAGCTATACTTGAGAGAGCAGTAAAACTTGCCATCATAAGTAGGGTTCCAAATACAGGAAAAGAATAAAACTATTGTATAATTTAATATTAAATTAAAATGGCAACATTTAGTACAAATCAAGTAAGACAGCTTTATGTAGTAAAGTCAGCAGAAAATGATGCTACTCATGTGCTTTCTTCAGATGTAGCAGGAAAGGCTTCTTTACAATTTGATACTGCTAAAAATCATATGTACCTTGAATATAAAGGTGCAGATAACCTGATGAGAAGTGACCTTATAGACATAAATAATATCTTGTATGCAAAGAGTACTAAGGCAGCAAGTATGGACTATAAGATGAAGTCCTCTACTATTAAATTGGATGCTAATGTAAATGGTGGTGCCCCTGCTGCTGGACAGAATTACATCCTAAGAATTGCTTTCAGACAATATGTTGGTATGTCTGATGAAGACCAGTATTTTAAATATGGTATGGTCCATGCTTATGCTGGAATGCAAGCTGATGAGTTCTATAAGGCTTTGGCTCAATCTCTGGCTAAAAACTTTAGTAGAGAGGTTACTCCATTAATTAAGATTGAGGTGCATAGTACTGCAACCTCCTCAAAGGGAGGTTTTGATGGTGATGGATATATGGTAGTTACTCCATCCACTAAAGATAATGGAAAACAAGATAATACTAATCCATACTATAATGGCTCTAATGCAATAGTTGTTGATATTGACAGTATAAGAATTACTGAAGTAGAGCAACCTTGGAAACTTGGTGTTATGGCACAAACCCCAGTGTATTTTACTGTGCAACCAACTACAATAACAGTCAATGGAGATGAAAGAATCTGGGCTACTGTAACTGACAGTACTAATGGAACATTAGGTAATGGCAAGAATATTGCTGACCTTGAATATTTCTGTATGGGTGAAAGAGGAGACATCTATAGAGGAATAGGATTCCCTAATAACATTGTTACTACTTATCTTGTAGACCCAACCAAGAAATATTCAGTACTTGATATTCATTATGCCTATGTTGGTTCTAATGAGGCAGTACAGAAATCTGAAAAGACTATAACTTTAGTATGTGATGACTCTGCTAAAGTAAACTTGAACAACTTAATCACAAGGTTTAATACTGCTACTGGAAATAGATTCAATGTAGCTCAGGTCTAATATTAATTAGAGAGGGGTTAGCCCCTCTTTTTTTTTTCTTTTAAATTATGGTACAATTTAATGAGTTAAGAATAACCCCTGATGGGCAAAAGCTGATTATAAATGTATCTGTCGAGGACTTAGAATATTACACAAATGTATATCTTGATACTATACAGATAGACACTCAAGATACCTTTGTTGAGTCTGGTCCAAGTAGTGAAGTTGTATATACAGAAGTTATAGGAGGAGATACCAAGTCAGTCAGATTAGAACTGGGAACAGGAGACTTATCTCCAACTCTTAATGGCAATCTTTTCTTTGTGTATATTAGGACTAAGGGCACTCCTGCTGCAAATACTCCTTGTGGAATGGATAATATCACAACATTAGGAGTTGTATCTAACCTTTATCCTCTGTACCAACATGCCTTTAGTTACATTAAAGAATTGAGTGATACTTGTTCTATTCCTAAGAACTTCATCAACTATATACTTCAATATAAGGCATTTGAACTTGCTGTAAAGACAGGTCATTATACCGAGGCAATAAAGTATTGGAAGAGATTCTTTATGGGAATTAAAGATTCAGTGATAACCCCTAATTGTGGATGCTATGGACAAGGTACTTAATGAATCACTTACAAGATATTTCAATGTCCTATCAAAGTTAGGATATATGAGTTATTCAGAGGTAGATAAACTATTGGTGCTGATATTCATATATGATTTGCTTGAAAGTGATTGTAAGTCCTTTATAACAGAAGAAGAGTATAGAATTTTAGATAGTGCCCTATACTGTCTATATGGTTCTACTTGCTTAATACCTTATCCAGAGCATATAGCAAACACTTCAATCTCTTGTACAGGCAAGTCAGTATAATTATTACATTAATACTTCTGACATAAAAATAGTAAAATCCTTGTGTAACTGATAATAATTACTTATCTTTGCACAAGGATTTTTAGTTATAGTAAATAATGATGTTATGAGTACATATAAAGAATTAACCTACATGGTACTTGATGAGTTGAAACTGTACTCAGATGATGCCCTATATACAGAGGAACATGTTATGTTCCTGCTTGGCAAGTATAGGACATTCTTACTGAAACAGAGATATTCAGATGTAAAGAAGCAGATACCTGAGAGTAACTATCAGACTATCTGCTTAGACCTAATTGAGGTACCTGCTATATCAGGTGAGCCTTGTGAAGGTGGTTCTTATCTAAGAAGTAAGGAAAAGATTCCTTTCCTAATGAAGATAGGTAATCCTATGGTGTACCCAGTTGATTATTATCAAGGGGAGATTACTTATGTAAGTAGAGAAAGGATGAGGTATGTAGGATATAATAAGTATCTGAAAAATATCATCTATGCTTCTATTGGTCCAGATAATTACCTATACTTTAAGTCTTTCAATCCACAATACCTATACCTTGAAAAGGCAAGGATGACAGGTATATTTGAAGACCCACAGGCTGCATCAGAATTGCAGTGCCCTGATGAGAATGGTGATACAGTATGTGATGTATTAGATAAGACTTTCCCTATTGAGGATTCACTTATACCACAACTTGTGCAATTAGTTGTGCAGGAACTCTATAATCCGTCAAGAAGTGATGAAGATGATGAGAATAATGCAAAAGATGATTTAAGTAATGAGAAGAAATAAAACATTTTATGTCTATTTACATAAATCTCCTTCTGGCAAATATTATGTGGGGATAACCTCTAAATATAGAGTTCAAGATAGGTGGGATAATGGCAATGGATATAAAGGTTGCCCTGCATTTTACAATGCAATAATAAAATATGGTTGGAATACCATAGAACATTATGTTGTAGCTTCAGGATTGTCTGAAGCTATGGCTAAGAAGTTAGAAATTCACTTAATCTCTTTCTTTAAGGCTTGTAATAGAAGTTATAATATTACTGATGGGGGAGATGGTCATTTAGGATATATTCCATCTGAGGAGACAAGAAGAAAATTAGGAAATGGTAGAAGAGAGAAACATATAAGTGAGGAGCAGAAATTGAAGCTATCAAAAGCACTTAAAGGCAGGAAGGCACATCCTAATACTATTAAAGCTATTATCAGAACTCATACTGGAAAAATAGTCTCAGAGGAAACAAAGAAGAAGCTAAGAGAATGCAATTTAGGTAAACACCTTACAAAAGAAACTAAAGAAAAGTTATCTGCTATAGCTTCTAAACCAGTTCTCCAATATGATTTATATAACAACTTTATTAAAGAATGGAAATCTGCTTCAGAGGCTGCTAAATCTTTGAACAAAAGACCAAGTAGCATAACTCATTGTTGTAATCATAGAGCTAATTATAATACTGCTTATGGATATAAATGGAAGTGGAAATATGACTTATGAAGAATTTAAGTCCGAGGTTCAGCATCTTAGTAGTCCAAGAAAACACAAAGTTACTAACTCAATTGGGGTTTACTCAGCCTATAAGTGGATAAGAAAGAATAGTTGGCTCAATATAGGAAGATGTCTTACAGAACATGAGTTCTATAGTATTATAAGGAAAGTCAATGACTACTTAGCTGATAGTTTCCTTCATGGTAATGATATTAAGTTACCACATAGAATGGGCAGAATAGAGCTAAGGAAATATGATGTGAGAGTTAGTTTTGATGGTGAAAAGGTTAAAACTAACTTGCCTATAGATTGGGATAGAACACTTAAATTATGGTATGAAGATGAAGAAGCCTATAAGAATAAAACACTGGTTAAAGTGGAGGAAAAAGAAATCTTTAAAGTCTACTATAATAAGCACTTAGCAGATTATAATAATCAGGTTTTCTATGAATTTAATATTAATAGAGAACTGAAGAGAAGATTAAAACAAAAAATAAAAGAAGGAAAAATAGATGCTTTTAAGTTATGAAGAAATGGGAAGAGCTTTCTATGAGAGAAAGGGCAGCTATAATAAAAGTAGGTGTTGCTAATGGTATTACTAATCTTAAAGAAATCAGGAATAAGTTTGAAGAAGGAGGTCCTATAGAGCAGCAATTAAGAGAGCAATACCCTCATTATACAGATGCTCAAATACAACTTCTAATTAGAAGTAGACAATCAGATAAAAATCTAAGTGAATATAAAAGTAAAAGCACTGAATCTTCTAATAAAGATTATTCTAAAGATATAGAATTAGTAATGGGTGCATTACATGACCAAGCTAATTCTCTTAGAGGTATTAATATAAATGAGGCTTCTGCTAAACAAGAACAAGAAGCTAAAGATAAATGGGCACCTTATAAGTTAGGTATAGAAGCAGGTACTACAGCAGCTGAATTACTGGCAGGTACTTATTTTTTAACTAAAGGAGCCTTAAAAGGTACTAATGCAGTAGCTAGAAGATTAAGTAGAACTACCAGTAGACATGGTCATCCTGTATATAGTACAAGTAGTCCTGCTGGCAAAGTAAGAGAAGCCACAGATAAACTACTTACTAAAATGGATAAAGGACAAACTACTATGAGTACTTTAGGTTTTGGTGCTGACATTGCTCAATTAATGCAAGGAGATACTTCGTGGGTTAATAATGCAGAATTAGCAGGAGATGCAGCAGGTATTATTGGAGGTACTAATATCGTTAGAAGTACTCCTTGGTTTGGAAGGTATAGAAATGCTATAGATACTACATTAGATGCTATGGGTTATACAGCTGCTGGTTATGATGTGCGGAATTATTTATTTGGAGAATAATATGATAAAAGAATATAACTATATAAATATAAGAGAGGTACTTAATAGAGTACTAAGACATCCTCTTCTTCAAGATGTAACTCTTGAGCAGGCTGTACAATATACCATTGACTTTATTGGTATATTTGGTATGCCAAAGTTATATCAAGATAAGGAGGAAGTACTTCATATAGAGGACTTTAGAGCAAAATTGCCATGCAACTGCATTCAAATAAATCAGATTAAAGAGTGTAAGACTAGTGTATGCCTTAGAAGCATGACAGATAATTTCATGCCAAGAGAACACTATGACAGAAGTGCTGGCTACAAGATACCACAAGAATTGTCCTTCAAAACACAAGGACAAGTACTATATGTATCCTTCAAGACAGGAGATGTGTCAGTGTCCTATAAGGCAATCCCAGTAGATAAGGATGGATTTCCACTACTTATTGATAACCCTGTATTCCTGAAGGCACTTGAAGCATATATCAAGAGAGAGGCATTTACTATTCTATTTGATATGGGTAAGATTGCTCCTGCTGTATTACAGAATACTCAGCAACAATATGCTTTTTTAGCAGGGCAGCTACAATCAGAATTTACTATTCCTTCACAGTCTGAGATGGAGAGTATATCAAGAATGTGGAATACACTCATACAAAGGACAAGTGAGTTTAATAATGGGTTCTTATCTCTTGGTAATAAGGAATACATTAAATTACAATAACTATGCAGAAAGTTGTACAATTCAAAACAAAAGGAATGCAGAGGGACTTATCAGCTTCTGCATTTAACTCTGAATATTCTTATGAAAATAAGAATGTTAGAGTAATGCCAACTGATGAGAGTACTCTGCTTAGTTTGATAAATGAGAAAGGTAATAAGAAGTCAAATATAGCAGGTGTAGGAGACCATATTAAAGGTATTCCTATTGGGCAGGCTTTGGTTAATAATGAGCTTATTATCTTTGCTGCTGGTGATGATGATTATAGATTAGCAGATATAACTCCTGATATATTCGAGGCACCTGACATATTCCCTTGTGATATTCTCATTACTGACCTTACTGCTGGAGAAGATACTGCAAATGATATTACTCCTGACCTAAGTTCTATTGGAGATATTACCCTTGTAGATTGTCCATACAAGTTGAATATAGATGTAGATTCTATGTTGGATGATAGAATCTATAAGCTATGGTTTAATAATGGTGCATTAACTGGAAAGAGGTTATTTAGGGGAGACTTAGGATTCAATTATAAGCATCCTATAGAAACTATCTCATTTTATGAGAATACTGATATTAGAAAGGTATATTGGACTGATGGTTTGAACCAGCCAAGAGTAATTAACATAGCTGCTGCATCTGATGTAGTAAGCAAATGGAATACTGATTCATTCAACTTTGTAAGAACACTTAGTCTTAATGAGAAAGTAACTATTGAAAGAAATATTGTAGCCAATGGTAGTTTTGCTCCTGGGGTTATACAATATGCTTTTACTTACTTCAATAAGTATGGTCAGGAGAGTAACATATTCTATACTTCTCCATTATACTACATATCATATAATAACAGGGGAGCCAGTCCAGAAAACAAGGTAAGTAACAGTTTCAATATAGTAGTTACAAATGTGGATAAGAGATTTGACTATGTTAGAATATATTCTATACATAGGACAAGTATCAATGCTACTCCTGATGTTAGAAGGGTAGTAGACTTAGCTCCTCCTACAGGAGCATCTACATATGTTATAGCAGGGAATGAGGGATATGTTGTAAATCTTCCAGCCAATAAAATAACACTAATGCTTAGAAGTAACTGGACTAAGGAGAAAACTTTAGACCAATATACTCCAAGTACTGATACTTCCTCTTACAAGATGTGGAATATAGATACTACTACCTATGTAAGAATATATTTTGGTAATGGAAACTTTTTACAGTTGCCTACAGGCAAAACAGCATATATTACTATAAGGAATAGCAATAATACTACTATTACTTTGAATGATAATAGCAATATAACATTATATGACTATATAAATGGAAAAGTATCATACACTGATAATGGATTATCAGGTGATACTATAGACCCTACTGAGCTATTATATGTTGGAGGAGAAGAAGTAGTATTTGGCACAATGACTCAAAAGGATAATACTCTGTTCCTTGGAGACATTGAGACAAAGAGAAAAACTCTTGACTCTACTATTAGAAGTTACTTCAAAGGCAAGAGTATTACCTTCTCTACCTATAATAAAAGTATAAGTTCTCCAGAAGCCGAGGGCTACTATCCTTATAGTAACCAACTCAAGATGAACTCTTATCAGTTTAAGACATTCAAATATCTTGAGTATTACAGATTTGGTATTCAAGCTCAGCACTATACAGGTAAATGGTCAGAACCTATATGGATAAATGATGTTAGGAATACTGTACACATAGATACCACTTTCTATAGTTCTAATAACATTGGTTTGCCTGTAGCAGAGTTCACACTGGATGATAGCACTATTATTAGTAGGCTCCTTGATAATGGGTATGTTAGGATAAGACCCGTTGTAGTATATCCTACTATTAATGATAGAGAGGCTGTATGTCAGGGTATATTATGTCCTACTGTATATAATATATCTGATAGATTTGGTAATTCTCCATTTGCACAGTCATCTTGGTTTACAAGACCTAATGCACCATTCGATGAGTATAAGGCTTTCCATTATACTCAGAGTAGTGAAGGTGCTTGGGGTGGAGACTGGATAGGATTAGGACAATTCTTAGGAAATCCATCTGCATATTCAAGGGCAGGTATTATGTCCAATAATAGGACTATAGTTACTTTAGAAGAGATACAATACAATATTAATGTAGTCAATAAGGGAGCTTGGGCAGAGTTTAGGCATAATAGACCTATTCCAGGCAATAATAACAGGAATGCAGAGATTCAATGTATTTGGAATCCTCCTTCTGGTCCTTATGTCAATGACACTGCAACTGACTCAGATGTTGCAAGTTGGGTATCTAACAATGCAGAGAATTACTATATTGACCAATCAATATTGACTTTCCACTCACCTGACATTGAGTTTGATAATGAAGTGAGAAGTATTGATACATCAGGATTGAAGCTAAGGATAGTGGGTATGGTTCCCTTGACTGCATTTGCTTCAGATATTGATATTCAGACTTCTACTCCTGTTAATAACTTCTATGATAGTTCAGAGTTGCCTGCTGGATTTTACAAAGAGCCTATAGGTGTAGAGAATGATTTTAGTTATGAAGGACTTGGGCCTCATCTTGGTGATTCTCATTTTGGATGGAGAGGGTTAATCTCTGGAGCATTCTGGTTTGATGAATTGACTGCATACAAAAAAGATACAGGTAATACTCATCACTACACTACTGGATTTGTTGTGTATCCTTGGCATAGAAATGGCTCACTTAACAATACTAAGTTTGCTACTGATGGGTATAGGTCAGCTATGCTTGACAAGAAGAAGATGTCCAATATGAGGTATTCATATAAGTCAGTCTACTTGGATTCAGGTAATATATGGAATGCTTATGTGAGTGGTAATGGCACAAGAACTGGTATATCAGGAGTTGCAGTATTTGATTCTAATGAAGTATCACTTGTTAGATTACCTGCACAAGAGAACTCAGGTCTTACAGATATTAACTACTATGGTAATGTAGATAAGCTTCTTACTATCTCAAGAATTGGTGATAAGAAGGATGGTTATCCTATTATGACTACTGGTGCTCAAAGTGCAGAAACTGATGCACATAAATTATTTAGTGGTAATTATATGCAGGTAGATAATAGATTTACTGACCAAGTTACAGGTACTGACCCTGTTAGAATCAAGTATAAATCTACTCCTCATGCGGTGTTAGCCTTAAACTATACTACATCAGGTGCTCAGAGGGTATTACCTACTATCAAGGATGGTAATTATGATGATACTTGGTTTGTAAATGCACAAAGCTTAGGTGCTCCAAGTGGGCAACACATGTATTGGGATAAGTCAGGAAGTACCAAGAGTGTATCACAAGATACTATTATTACTGGTGCTCCAAGAGGTCCTATATCTGCTGTATCAAGTATTCAACATGGATGGCTATGGTTAGGAGAATTGTATAATGATAGTGTACAGAATAGGTTTGGAGGTCAGACAGAAGAAGCCTTTGAAAATAATGTATGGCTACCTTGTGGAGACCCAATTTCTCTTGTAGATACTAACAATGGAGTCAAGAGCAGTATTACTATCAGGTGGGAAGAAGGTGATACCTATTTCCAAAGATATGACCACATCAAGACTTACCCTTTCACTCTTGAAGACCAGAATGCAGTAACTGATATTGTATCATTTATGTGTGAAACAAGGGTAAATATTGATGGTAGATATGATAGGAACAGAGGACAGACAAGTAACTTCTCAATTACTCCTGAGAATTTTAACTTGATGAATGATGTATATTCCCAGCCTAATAACTTCTTCAATTATAGGACAATCAATCCAAATAAGCTGAACTTGGATAACTTCCATAATTCAATTACTTGGACTAGGACTAAAACTGCTGGAGAGTTAATAGATACTTGGACTAACATCACTCTTGCATCTACCCTTGACCTTGATGGTGACAAGGGTACTGTAAGGGCATTGAGAAGGTTCAATAACAATATATTTGCCTTCCAAGATAGAGGTATTAGCCAAATCCTGTATAATGAGAATATGCAGATTTCTTCTACTGATGGGGTTCCTATTGAAATTGCAAACAGTGGAAAGGTTAATGGTAAGAGATATATCTCTGATAGAATAGGATGTACTAACAAATGGTCTATGTGTGAAACATCTAATGGTATTTACTTTATAGATGACATCACAAAAGGTATATTCTTATTCAATGGTCAGTTGGATAATCTATCAGATAGATTAGGTTTCCACTCTTGGATTAACAGAGCCTCTGATAGTATAGATATATGGAACCCAGTAGACTTTGATGGATTTGTTACCTACTATGACAAGGTTAATGGTGATGTATTCTTTATTAGCAAGGATGAGTGTTTAGCATTCTCTGAGCCATTAGGTCAGTTCAGCTCATTCTATAGTTATGAGAAGATGCCTTACTTTACTAATCTTGAAGATAGAGGAATTGCTCTTAATGTTGAAGGTACAGGTACATTGTATAGACCTTGGTTGCATAATGAAGGAGACTATAACATATTCTTTGGAGTATATCAGCCATTCTATACTACTATAATAGCTAACCCAGATATGCCTGTAGACAAGATATTCAATAACCTTGAGTTCAGGTCAGATAGCTGGGACAAGAATGGTAATCTGCTCAATACAACATTTGATACTCTAACTGTATGGAATGAATATCAACAGGGTACTTCTACTCTAAATAATATCTTAGGAAGACCTTCTAACTTAAAGAAGAAGTTTAGAATTTGGAGAGCTAATATACCAAGGGCTAAGGCAAATGGTAGAGATAGAATGAGAAATCCTTGGTTATATATCAAGTTATCTATGGAAGGAGAAAATGTAAATAAGACTATATTGCATGATATGATTGTACATTACTTTGAGTAATAATAGGGGGAAGGTAAGTTTATTACTTATCTTCCCTTTACTTTTTGGATAATATCCTTGTATAATTCAAATACTTTGTTTATCTTTGCAAACAAATTAGTATGATATGGCTAAAAGAAAAGTTATAAGAAAGTCTAACAGACCATTTACATACAACCCTCATTACTATGCTTGGGGTGGTGATTTCAAGGCTGCTATGGGTGGCACAAAAGCATTTGACTTAAAGAGTACCTTTAGTGGAGGTAATGTTGCTGGAATGCTAAAGGGAGGCTTGGCAAGTGGCATAGGTAGTGCAGTAGGTAATATTGCAGGTGGTGCTATTGGAGGAGGACTTGAATCAGGTGCAGGTAGTGCAATTAGTAATATTGGAGGTACTATAGGTAGTGCAGTAAGTGCAGTTAATCCTGTACTTGGAGGCATTATATCTGCTGGTTCAGGCATTATTGGAGGTCTTACAAATAGAATGTTTGGCTCCAAGTTAAATGAAGAGAAAATTGCTGAAGTTGAAGGAAGTAATAAAGCTATAAATACTGTTATGGTAGATAACAGTAGTGCTGATTCAGTTATGAACCAGTGGGCTAATCAAGACTTTGGGGCAGATTTCTCCAAATCAGATATTGGTAAAGATGGTTGGTTTAGCAATAAGGCTAAAAACAAATATAAGGAATTAAAGAAGCAACAGGATATTGCAAGGAATAGGGCATTGACTTCTTATGAGAATGCAGCAGATGCAGCAGATACTCAGTCTGACCTTAATGCTATGGCAAGTTTTGCTGCTTTTGGTGGTCCTCTTGGTATATGGGGAGGATATGGAAGTGGAGCAATAGGCTATGAATTAGCTAAGGAGAACTTGGGCATTAAGGCTCTTAATGCTGCAAATAAAGGCAGATTAACCTCATTACCTAACTCATTTGAATCCTCAGAGCTAAATACCTTTGCTAAAGGTGGTAAGATACACATCAAGCCTGAGAATAGAGGTAAGTTTACTAAGTATTGTGGAGGTAAAGTTACTTCAGAATGTATTGCAAGGGGTAAAAGAAGTAGTGACCCTGCTGTAAGGAAGAGAGCTACTTTTGCTGCTAATGCAAGGAAGTGGCATCATGCCTTTGGAGGAGATTTACTTACTCATGGTGCTGAGTGGGATAATGGTCTTAGAATAATTGGTAATGGTGGAACCCATGAGGAGAATCCAATGGAAGGTGTACCTATGGGAATGGATGCAGAAGGAACTCCTAACCTTGTAGAGCAAGGAGAGGTAATCTTCAATGACTATGTATTTAGTAACAGAATGTTTGCTGATGGTGGTCTATTAGAGAGTTTCAATCTTCCAAAGTCTTATGATGGCTACTCATTTGCTGCAATAGCAGAGAAGCTGGGAGAGGAGTCTAAGGAGAGACCTAATGACCCAATAAGCAAGAGAGGACTTCTAAGTTCTATGTCCAGACTACAGCAAGCCCAAGAGACTGTAAGGCAACAGAATCAAGTAGGTCAAGAAGGAGTACAATATGCTCATGGTGGTAGAATGGGTACATTATTTGATGGTCTTGGTGATATGCCTAACTTCTTAGATGGTGTAGATTATGGAGATTGGCAAGACTATGGAACCCTATTAGAACCTATCAATGCAGAGGATTTATGGAATGAATCTATGGCAGGTGCTGATGAGGGTGATAAAGGGGATAATAATAGCAAGCTGACTTGGCTAAGATATGCTCCTGTAGTAGGTGCTGCAATAGGATTAGGTCAGAATTTATTTAGTAGACCAGACTATACAAGTGCAGATACAATACTTGAAGCAGCTAATCAAGCAGGTAATTATACTCCAGTAGGATATACTCCAATAGGTAACTATTTACAATATAGACCTTTTGACAGAAACTTCTATTTGAATAAACTTAATGCACAGGCAGGTGCTACAAGAAGGGCTATTATGAATACTACAAGTCCTTCAAGGAATGCAGCTCTACTTGCAGCAGACTATAATGCTCAAGGTAGGTTAGGAGACCTTGCAAGACAAGCTGAAGAGTATAACTTGGCACAAAGACAAGCTGTTGAGACCTTTAATAGAGGCACTAACATGGCTAATGCTGAGATGGGACTCAAGGCTGCAATGGCAAATCAAGAAGCTGCATTAAAGGCAAGAAGTTCAAGACTAAGTGGTGTTGCACAGGCTATGGCAGTAAGAGATGCTGTTGATGCAAGGAGAGGTGCAAGTATGAGTGCTAACCTTACTAACTTCTTTAATTCTCTTGGAGATATTGGTAGAGAAGAGTATAGCAGAAATATGATTATGAGTAATCCTGCACTATACTACTCTATTGACAGCAAGGGTAATGTTACATATAAGAATGGGTATGAAAGTCTTAGTGAAGCAGAGAAGAAAGAAGTAAGAGATGCTGCCAATAAAGCTAAGAAAAAGAAAGCTAAGGGTGGTTATTTAACTATTAAGAAGAAGTAATATGGCTAATTATAGTTTAGTAATAAATTCACAATTCAAGCCATTCTCTTACCAAGAGATGCTGGCTCCAACCTTGATGGCTACTCAGGCTCATCAAGAGTTGGAGAACCAGTATGGAGAGCTTGCTACTAAGGCAAGTGTATGGGAAGAAATGGCTAATGAGCAGACTGACCCTTATGCTTACAAGATGTACAAGACCTATGCAAATGACCTTGAGGAACAAGCAGGTCAATTAGCAAGAGAAGGTCTTACTCCTGCTAGTAGACAGAATATGTTGAAGATGAAGCAAAGATACTCAAGAGATATAGTTCCTATAGAACAGGCATATAAGAGAAGACAAGAGTTAATAGATGAACAGAGAAAAGCTCTAATGGCAAATCCATCATTAATGTATGATGTAGACTTTAGTATGACATCTCTAGATGATTTAATCTCTAATCCTAATATGAGTTACACTTCTGTTAGTGGTGATGACTTATATAAGAAAGGAAAAGAAGCTGCAATATCATCCTCTTCAAGACTCTTAGAAGTAATGCCAGCTTTACAAGGACAATACTGGAAAATAAGACAAGGATATGGAGCAGATGCTGCAAATAAATTCTTGATAGACCAAGCTAATATACCTGAGCTTAATCAAGCTATAGATAGAATAGTTTCACAATCTGGAGTAACATCTGCTAATAAGTCAAGGGCTACTGATTATGTTATAAGTGGTATAATGTCTGGAATGTCTTATGATGAAAAGTATCAAGCTAATAGAGGCTATATAGACCAAGCTGAAAGAGAGAGATTGAATTTAGCTAGAGAGCAATTTGAGTGGACTAAGGATAAATGGGAAGATGAACAATTAGGTATTAAACTTCCTAATGGAGATAGAGTTAAAGATGTTGGTGGTGGTAGAGTTAGAATTACTCATCCTGATGGAAGAGTTGAAATTATGGCTGCTCCTAAATCTACAGACTCTACAAAAGGACAGAATAAAGATAAGAAACCATTCTCTGGATTACAGTTTAAAATGTGGAGTGATTCAGGTGCAGTTAATGAATTCCAAGAAGGACTATCTAACAGTTGGTCATATAAGAGAAAGGGATTCACAACTAGTGATGGTGAGTTGATTTCATCTACTGATTTAAGTAATGCAATGCAAACTAACTTAGCAGCTAAGCTAGCTGAATATGGATTGACTTTTGATGATGTTGAAATATGGAAGGACTCTGATACTTTAACAGATAATCATTATCAAGTAAGATTAAAGCAGAGTAAGTCAAATACACCTCAGGAACCTGAAGGTTTTGGGGATTTATAAAATATTAATATGGCTTTAGAAGGATTAAAAGGATTAACAGCTCAAGATAGAGCTAATTGGGAAAAGAAATATAGTGCATATCTTTCAGGTAAGTCTTCTGATGAAGTAGAAAGAATGTACAGAAATGAAATGTTTAAAGCTAAGTTTAAGGATAGAGAGGACTACTCTACCCTTAAACAAATGTCTCCTGAAGAAAGGGATTCTTTCTACAATAAAGCATACGAAGATTCTCTAAATGCTACTAGAACAAGATTAAATAGTGATTTAGAGAAATACAATATAGACATTGCTAACAATTCTTTTGAAGTTAAATCAGATGCTATCTCAAGTAATAGAGAGCCTAGATATGAAATATCTCCTGAAGAACAGGAGATATTTAGAGCTAGGTCTAAGGCATATAATGATGCTATGATTAAGTACAGTGATGCCTATGCTAACAGTGCTTATGATAGAAACAAAGCTAAGAAGGATATTAGAACTGTAGCTGAAAATATATCTCCATACTATAGAAAGTATAAAGGAACAGATTACTTGCCTTTTAGTGATGAGGATTGGTATAATATAGCTGCTGAATATAATTCCAAAAGAGATGCTTATGGAGAAGAGAGTGCTAATATATGGCTTCAAGGTAAAATGCAAGATACAGCATCAAAGAACCAAAGCTTATTTGAAAAAGCTTGGAATGGCTTTGTTGGTATGGGAGCCTCAGCAGCAGGAGCACTTATAGGAACTTATGGTATGATTAAAGGTGCTTATGATTATGTTACAGGCAACTCTAAGGATGTGAAAGGCTTAAATGACTTTGAAAACTTCATGAACTCTGTAATGGATAATAACATTACTAGATTTGGTAATGATGTTACTCAATATGGAACAATAATCAATTTGGATGAAGCTAAAAAGAAAGGTCTGTCTGAACTAGAAGTAATTCAGACTCAGGGACAGCAGAGTGGTACAGACAGTTTATTTGACCAGATATTCAATGTTAATACTATTCCTGTAGCAATGCAGTCTGGAGGTTTTACAGTTGCATCTATGCTTGCTGGATATGGTGAAGCTAAATTAGCTGGATGGGCATTTAAAGGCTTAAAGGGAGCTACTATGTTAGGTAAGACAGGTAGTACTACTCAGAAGCTTATGCAAGCTAGAAACATTCTTAATACTATACAGAAGGCTGAAAATTTCACCAACAAGTTTATTATACCCGGACTTACAGGAACTACTGAAGGAGTTATAGAAGGTCTTAATACTAAGTTAGAAGTATTAGAAGATTCAAAAAGAAAAGTAGCAGAAGTACAGTCTAAATATGTAGATAAGAGATTTAATGAAATAATGGAGTTAAATCCAGACATGGACCCTAATGTAGCTTATAAGCAAGCTTGGGATGAATATGCCCCTAAATATAAGGAGTCTTTGGAACAGGCTGAATTTGCTGCTAGTAAAGCTGGGGTAAATAACTTCTTGGTAAACTCAGCTATTAATGGAGTGATAAATCAGACATTAAAAGCTGGATTACAATCTTCTAATGTACAAGGAACTCTACAAAAGTCAAGACTATTTAATTGGGCAACTCCTAAAGGAAAGTTTGATATAACAGGTTCAGGAGCTAATACTACTGTAACTCCTAAGTATGGAGCTTGGAAGCAAACTTGGAATATAGCAAAGGAACCACTTGGTGAATTCACAGAAGAATATCTTCAGAGTGTTTCTAATGCTACAATGAGTGGAGGTGCAGCACATAATATACATCAGTTCATAGAGAATAAGTATAATGGTGATGGCTCTGCTGAAGTAGGTGATTATATGGCTGGAGATTTTACAGCAGCACTACTGTCTATGGGTGAGTCTATGATAGATAATGAAACCATTAAATCAGGTATTTATGGTGCTATATCTTCAGCTATGGGAACTCCTGTATTCAGAGGCAGAGATTATACTAAAAGAGTAAAAGGAAGTGATGGTAAATATCACACTGAGATTGACTTGTCTAGAAGAGAAGGAGAAAGCAGATTAGGTCATATAACCAGACTAATGCCTTGGAGAAGTGGTATTAGAGAGAATGCTGAGACAAAAAGACAATTATATGATGATGCTAAGACATTAGAAACTTGGCTAAGAGACCCTAATAATAAAGCTAAGTTTGATGGTGTAGTAGGAACATATAACTGGGCAAGACAGATGGAGAGCAATGCTAAGAGCAATGATGAGTTTGGGTATAGAAATAGTTTGCTAGGTAAGACTATCAATGATGTATTCATGCTTGAAAAGATGAAGGGTACTCAGTATTATGACTCATTCATGAATGAACTTGTCACTGTGGCTAACCTTGAAGAAGGTACAGAGCAGGCTAATAGTTACATTAAATCTATGAGAGATAATATCAACACTCAAGATAGTAATGTTAGTGATGCAAAAGTACTTAATCAATTAAAGAGTAATGCCAATAAGCTACTTAATACTATTAGTACTATACAACAGGAATCTGATAAAATAGATAGAACATTAGGTAATGTTGATGAAGATACAAAGCAAGCTCTTATATTTGGTCAGATGTCTTTACAGGATTGGGATAGTAGAAGTGAAAAGATTGAGTCTGAATTAAGTAATATATCTTCTCTTATTACTGATAGCTCTAAGCCTATGAGTAACATGTCTCCTGAAATGAGAGATGTTATAAGTAGATATGGGTCATTAGAGAAAGCTAAGAAAGTTAAGGAAGAATTATCTAATTCCTCACAAAGTATCAAGAAAGATATTGAGAATCTGAATAATAGAAAGGAAAACCTTATAGAATCTGAGAAAAAGATTCTAAAGGAAAAGAAAGCTAAACTAAAGTCTATTGATAAGGTTCTTGATACATTAAAGAATATTGATAATATAGAGGAAGAATCTACTATATTGAATGAGTCTGAGATAATGTCTTTGTCTGCTATAGACAGAGCTGTAATGATGAACAAGGAGAATCTTTCTAATTATTCAGAAGAACAGAGAGATATTATAAACAATCTTATAGATAGAGGAACATCTAAGGATATAAACTTCTATGATAAGATACAGGATGCAGGAAGAATGGAATTAGCTAAGCAGTCATTCTTAACTCAATATAATGAAATATTGAGAGACCCTAATAGCTTTAATATGTATGTACAAAGAGCTAAGCAAGCTGCATCTGATGTACTTACTAAAAAGAAATATGAGTCTATAAACAAAATAACTGACTACAGGGATTTTGCCTTAGAGATGGATAAGCTTATGGATAATGGTTCTCCTAGAGAACAGAGACTTATAATAAATGCTTTATCTAAATCAAACAATTCTAATTATGAGAGATATAAGAATGATAGAAAGACTTTAGAAGATCTGTTCAATCAGGTAGTAAATGATGATGATGCCTTTAAGAACATAGATGCTAATGATGCAGATATGTTTACATTATCTCTACAATATCTAAGTAATAATGGAGTTAATTTAAATGATGAGAATGCTGTAATCAATTCATTATCTCAAGTAGACAATGATGGTAATTCACTGTTCCAAAGATATGTAGAAGATATTAACTCTAGTTCTCCTAATGAGACTCAAGTAGTATTTACTAGTGTAGGAGAAGCTATTCAAACTTATAAGAATGTAATGCAGAATTATAAGAGAGATGAAGAGGAGAAAGCTAATAACTCTAAGCCAGTAGAAGTACAAAGTACTACAGCAGAACAATCTGCTCCTCCTAAACCTGTAAATCCTATGCCGGGTATATTTGGTACAGCAGCTACTACATTAGAGGAAGCTAATGAGTCTGCAAAGAAAACTATGGAAGAACAACCATCAGTAACTCCTGTAAATAATGAAGTTAAGAGTGAAGAAGAAAAGAAACCTGAGTCTTTTGAAACTCCTTCCAGACAAGATTCTGATAATTCAATAAATGAGTTTAGAGAAAATAGTAATGAGGAAGTAGCTAAGAGTGCTGAATTAGGAGCTAGAATTATAAATAATGCTTCTGATAATTACTCAAGTAATGCTAAGGCTATAGCTGAGAATGCTTTAAACAGCTTTAGTAAGAATGAATTTGAGAATACAGAAGAACTAAGTGAAGCATTAGTACAAAGAGCCAATCAACTAGATGCCTCAGCAGATGAAAATGATGAGGATACTATGCAGGCATCTGCTTTATTAAGACAGGCTGCATCTAAGATTACAAGTCAGGCTCAAGAAGAAAAAAGAAAAGAAAAGGAGGATAAAGAGAGAGCAGCAAAAGAAGATAAGCCTTCATTATTTGATAGAGCAAGACAAAAAGCTCAGGATACTAATAGGAGTATATTTGATAATAACTCAATGTCTTCTTTAATGGACTCTTCAGATATACAGTGGCTGAGAGAGAATTATCCAGACAGTCCTATAGTTAAATATTGGGATAGAAATAATATAGAGACATTTCTTAGAAGTGGAAAACTAAAGACAGGCAAGGATGCTACTAGAGTATATTTCATTACAGATAATGTATTAGATCAGGAAGTAAAAGCTAATATGGAATCTAATGGAGCTAATTATACTAACTTGGATATTCCTATAATAGCAGTGGTTGAGGATGAGAATGGTACATTAATCATAGATACCAAGAAGTATCAGCCTATAGGAACATTCCCTTCTACTAATACTAGTACCTATAAAGGAGTTGGAAATGTAGGAAGAATAAGAGAGTTAGTAGGAAATCAGGAGTCAGGAAAACTAATTAGAGATAAGAATGGTAATATACTTACTTCAACTTTATCATCTATAGTTGCTAAAGCTCCTGAAAGAGTGCCAGTAGGTAAGCCTAATAACAATGCTCAGAACTTGGCTTTTAATACTTTAAGTAGTGAAGATAAAGCTTCATTAAGAAGTGTTCAAAAGAGAGACAGATATAAGAATCCTATATATGCCAGAATGAGAAAAGCATTTCTTGATAGACTAGGATTCTCTGAAAGTAACAAGTACTTATATGTAAATGTACCTAATTTAAAAGATAGTGTAAAGGACTTTAGAGTATTTATAAGACCTATATCTACTACTCTTGATAGAAACTCTAATAAGTCTATAGTAGAATTATTTAATGAGGGTAATGTAAATGACTTATTAAATTCTAATAGTAGACTGATTAAAGCTGGAACTGTGTTAGATGAGATGTCTTCTAGTTTCCCTGATAACTCTGAAATCACATTGGATAGAGTAGATGGACAGTTAGTTCCTACTGGGGAGTTTGCTGATAGATTAAATGAACTATCTAATACTCTGACTAGAAAGATGAACAATCATCTTATCCTGCCTAATCAGAATTGGAAATATATAATATCACCTACTGAAGAAATATTAGGGGATGGAAGAAGAATGTTCTCTATAAGTATTTCAGATGGTAATACTACTATACCAGTTGGTAGAATAACTAATGGAACAATGTCTCCTCAAACTAAGTTTGAGTTCTTTAGAAATCTTATAATGGATGGAACTGAGACTAGAAAGATTGGTAATTTCGACTTTATCAAGTGGCAGGTAGAATATCCAAAGAGTGGTAATAGCTTAGAGTCAGTAATGGGAAATCTAGCTAATGCCTTTGATGATGGTATATTGGAAATGAGTAATGAGGGTATAGAGTACAAAGTTAAGGGAATAGAAGTTAGGTCTCCTTTTACTTCTACAGGTGAGACTATAAAACCAGTAGAAGTATCTAATCCTAATAATGCTACTCCTTCTACTCCTGTTAATACTCCTACTGTAACAGCTACTGACCAAGTACAGTCTGATAAAGCTATAATAGATAGTGAGACAGGTACTATACTTGAAGGAAAAGTAGAAGAAAAGACTAATGTTAAATTAGAAGCAGCAAGAGTTATAGCTGATAGAATTACAGAGGACTCTAAATTGATACAACTGGCTCCTGATGGAAGTGGGTATATTAACACTAAGACAGGAAAGAAGTATTCAAGAGTAACTTCAATAATTCAAGCAGATGCTGAGGCTGGTGATAGATTTGACCCTAATAGTCCTTGGATATTACCATCTACAAATATAGGAACTAGTGTAGATGAATTTGTAAGAGATTTCTTTGCTGGAGAGTTCTATGAGGATGGTAAATTAATAAGTGATTTCTTCTATGATTACCCTAATGCTACTAGTGCTCAATGGAAACACTTTGCACAGGAACTTCAAAGTCTTAAAAATGCTTTTGATGCTAATGGTATAACAGTAATACCTAGAGATGTTACAGTTACTGGAACATTAAATGTTACAGATTCTGAAGGAAGAGTACATACTATAGATGTTGCTGGAACACTTGACTTATTAGCTTATGACCAAGAAGGTAACTTCTATATCTATGATATGAAGACTGTAAGAAGTGCTATAGACCAGCATAAGGAAGATAAGTATGCAAGACAGTTATCTTTATATAAGAAGTTCTTGGAGAATACTTATGGTATTAATATAAAGAGTCTGAGTATTATTCCTATAAAAGTTGAGTATCCTGAACCTAAAGGTTGGAAGAATAGTACTAATGAATATACTGTAGTTGAAGGTAATCAGTTAGCTATTAATGATGAGGAATATAGAAATGCTAAACCTCAATTATTCAGACCTAAAGAATTAGGATATAAAGAGCCTAACATACAATATGAGAAATTAACTGATATTGAAAAAGCTCAAGTATCTGAAATAGAGAAGATGATTGAGGAAAAAGATGCTTCTGTAAATCAGACTAGTACTGAAACTATTACTCCTACTGAGACTAAAGAAGTTAAAGTTGAAGAAGTTACAGTAGCTGATAATAATGAACCTACTGTTGATTTAAATACAGGATTAAACATAGGAAAGGTTAGGGATAGAAGAAAGAAGAAATCAGGTACTAAGGTAAATCCTAAACCTACAAGATTAGTACCTTCAAGATTAACTTGGGGAGTTTGGGAAGGATTTATTAATGATAACAATGAATCTATAGATACACAACAAACTATAGAAAGTCTATCTAACTTCTATACAGAAGAACAATGGAATCAACTTTCTGATGAAGAAATGGAACATGAGCTTAAATGTAAAGGTTCATTTATAGCTAAATAAAAAAAAAAAATAAGGCTAGGGAGGACAACCTCTCTAGCCTTTATTGTTTTATTAGTTTCTGACTTTTCTACCATACTCATAAGATTTAGCTGCTTCATAAGGATGCTCCCATACATAGTTACTTCTAAGATAAGGAAACATTCTCCAGAACTTAGCTTCCCATTTAGCATCACCTTTTTCATACATACCTTCCTTCTTGGATTGATAATAAAACTCACTATCATCCTCATTGGCAACAAGGCTACCACCAAACTGATATACTAGGTTAGATATATCAAACAAGGCACTTACACCTACAGGAGTCATATTGGTTAAGTTAGGAACTTCCTCAGACATACCTCTAATAGTAGTAAGAGCTTCTTGCTCTCTTAGAAGTCTGGAAGAGAAATAATATGCTATACCTGAAGTAGTATCAACTTCATCTTCCTTATCTTTGTCATCATCATCCCCACCACCTTTTGCAGTCATCATCTTCAATAGAGTCAAAGCAAGAATAAACATAGCATCGCCCATATTCCTTCTCATATTGTAGTATTGATTAGCAGAGAAACCAGCATTAAGCATAGCTTGTTTTGTCTTCTTACTAGCTGGTAATAATATAGCTCTCATAGTCAAACCAAATCCACCTCTATCAGTAAAAGTAGATGCTATGACTTTAGCCAGACTCCTCATTGAGCCTTCAGTCTCACCTTCAAGTATAGTGCTATATTTACTTGCACCATATCTTCTTTCAAGCATACCTAGAGCATAACCTCTCATGGCCAGCAACATATTACCAAACATATTCTGTTGGAAAGCTACTTTATCTTGGTTATTATAGATACCATGTAATCTGTTGTTTATTTCTTTGGCTTTATCCATGAAAGCTGATTCATCATCTACAGTCCAAGTTAGTTTATAAGAGTCTTCAAGTAACTTTGTTTTAACATCTGCCATGTCAGCTAGATTATAACCCTTAGAGTTTACATAATCTAACTCTTCCTGACTTAAATTCAATACAGAACCAAAAGGAGAAGGGTTATTAAGGACATTATCTATCTGATTTATTATAGATTGGATTTTGTTGTATTCATCAATACTCTCTCTACTCTTAAAGAAAGTACCCTCTAGTTTAAGAGTCTTTCCATATTTAGGGTTTGTATTTCCATTTTCATCTTCTATATCTACCACCTTATAAGCATTAAACAATGATATTCTATTACCATTAGAATCATATAATTTAGTTTTATTAGCCAAAGCTAAATAAGACATAGAAGACATATAGTGCTCACCTACTTTATAAGGAAGGAACAAACTCTCACTAAACATATTCAGTACTCTTGAGTCTCTTGTATGCCAACCTCTTTGCTTGGTTCTACTTTCACTTAGCATATTAAAATGCCTAATCATTAAGGATACTTTATCCTCTTTAAATTCTTTTCCATATCCCCACCAATTCTGCATGAAACTTGCATAATATGATTTATGGGCTTTAGTCCAGTCTTTAATGTCAAAGAATTCTCCAGAGAAAGCTTCCTTAAATATTTCTATAGAACCAGTTCCAACATTGACCATACCACCTGCAATATTACCTCCTAAGAAGTATTTACTTGCAAAACCTGTCAAGAATCCAAATAATTTACTAAGTACTATCTTATCACCTATCTTAATCTTAGGAACTCCAATACCATAGACCTGTTTATCAAGGAATTTCAAATACCTGTTATAAGCTTTTGATTTATCCTTTAATCTACTTTCTTCAGAGTTGATACCCTCTACAGTTCTTCTATTAAGTACTTCCTTTCCAACTTCCAGAGTATCAACCACTTGACTCATAGCTGCATAGGAGTTTGCCATACCTGCATAAGCAAATGTAGAATAGAATAAATCAGTAGATAGCTCTGAAGAGTCCTTCAGTTTATTGACTCCATATAAAGGAACTCTGTTAATCTTTTCTTTTTCAAATGCCAATTGATTTTGGAACATATCCTCATCTATAGTATTATAGGTTTGCTGACTTCCAAAATCAGTATCTTCACTATCTTCACAGAATGTATCTCTTATCTCAGTCATTACAGTATGTATTGTAGCCTTACTTGAATTCTCAAATAATCTTCTATTTCTAATCTTATTTGAAAATGTTCCTTTAAACTGAGGCATTCTATGTAAAGGCATACTTCCTTCAGGAAGTCTTCTATCCAAGTCAGCTTTGAGTTCCATATATTCATTTAGCCATTGAACTCTTTCAGGATAAGGTCTTATATCCCTATTATATTGTTCACTCTCATAATCAGAGCTTGGAATATACATCTGCTGTTGATTGTCCCATTGACTATGTGCAGGATTTACTCCATCACCTTTATGCCATATTTTAGCTCTAGGTTTAAAGAAGTTATCCCATAATAGAGCTTTCTCAAAATCAGACTTTCCATCAAGATTTGGATACATTTGATTGAACTCTTCAATACTCTGTTTCTTAAACTCTAGCCAATCATTTTCATAATCACCCCAGCAATAAGGTGATGTTATATTACCTGTTATTGTACCATCTCTATTACTTCTCTCAATGAATATATCAGTATTTGATAGTCCAATATTTTTCAATTTAGATTGCAATACTCTTAACTGGTCCTGAGCTTGATTGGACATATCATCTGCCCACTTATTAGCTAGTTTCACAGTTTTATCTGCCAACTGACCTATGACATCTGAGTTATTAGACATAGAAGCAAGGAATCTCTCAAACAGAGTTATATCACTCTCTAAGTCATTCATCAAATCTGATATAGGCACATCTTCTGTATTTCTGAATTCTATCAGTTTGTTATTACCTCTATTCTTCCAATTGAATATTACTCTTGCTGCTCTGGTAATATATTTGTTGCCATAATTAGCACTCTCAAGAAATTTAAGGAAGAACTGACTTTCTTTATTCTTTAACTCATTAATAAGACCATTTCTACCAGTAAGTAACTTATTAAGTTTATCTGTAATATCCAATAAATTATAAGATACTCTATTACCCATAGAGTCTGTTATTATAACATTCTTAGTATCACCAAATAATCTATCAGCTCCTGATATATTGGATGTAGAAGAGTTTATAAGGTCTATTAATGCAAGAGCATTTCTAGCAAAGGTTCTAACAACTCTTAATGCTTTAGCATTAGCTGGCATATTAGAATTAAAGTCAGTGACATTATCAAAATCAACTGATGCTAATATATCAGGTATTTCAGCTACCATTAAATCACTCATCAATGCTATAGCTTCTGTTATTCCTTCAAGTGCTATTGCATCAGCAAAAGCTGAAGGTACATTAAGATTTCTTCCACTCTCTACTTGACCAACTATATTATTGAATTTGTCAAATAAAGAGTTACTTATAGCTTTCATTTCAGAGGTCTGTAGTTTCAGCCTATTTACAGTTTGCTTGAATACTCTAACATTGAAAGATGTTGGAGCATTATAAAGAGTCTCTCTGGTTTTAAGAGCTTCTTCAACACTTCCTGTAAAGTTAGGAGACATAAAGCCTTTGGCTATCATATCTGCAATCCTATCAGCTTCTAATGCAGCATTAGCAATGTTATCTCCTTTTATACTATAGAATATTCTTTTAGCAATATTGGCTATCCTATTAGCAATAACTATCCAAGGTGTTCTCTTATCAATACTTCCTGCAATGGCTTGTCCTACTAAAGTACCAGCTATTTCTCTCTTAGAAGATTCTCCTAAGTACTTACTATCATATT